GGCCCCCAATTACCAATCAAACCCGTCTCAGTACGCCCCCCAATCCCCATCGGAGACGACGGGCAATCCATGGGAGTCGGCATTCAACAAGGTGGTGGGCCTTCTGAGCAGCCCAGTTCAATCCCCGTTCCAGGGTCAACCGTCAGTACCGACGACCTACAGTCCGGCCAATTACGGACAAACGAACGGCCAAAGTACGTATCAATCGGCTCCGCAGACCTGGCAAGCCAACCAGACATACTCGCCCAATTATTCCCAAACTTCTTCGATTCCCTCGTCTCCGGCCGTAAGTCAGGAGCTGAGCCAAGCAGTGGCGGATCGTCTAGATCTAAGCAACGAAAGCCGGTTCGTAATCAATAATTACGGCTGGGAAGCACCTGCGATCCTTAACCAATATGCACTTAATCTTGAGGGCATGCTGGATAGTGCTGTTGCATGGGGCCAACAAGCACAAGGTCTGTTAACTGATTATGCAAGTTTTGCAGTTAACGAGCGTGTTGAGAACGAACAGGCAAATCAACTGCTGACTCAATATGCAAACTTTGCAGTTAACGAGCACCAAGAGAATCTTGCTTATAACGAGATCCTGACGAACCCCGACGTTCTCAGCGATTACACACTGCAGTTCTTTGGTCCTGAAGGTCCGTGTCCTGTGTACGAAAGTGAGTCTGAACTTGAGACTCCTGGTTACCGCACCGCACCAGTGGGAGCTATTAATCCGTACATGCCAGCACCTCCTTCTGCATCTGCTCCTCAACGTCCTGAAAATTTCTGGGGCAGCTTTAAGAGCCAAATGGATGTGGACCCCACAAATGCTTGGCGTTTACTGAATCAAGCTCAACCTCAAGTCGTTGCAAACAAATTGTTTGTGATGGAGTGAGGCAATGAAACTGGCCGGTAAATTCAATCCGTTACTTGCAAAGGGTAAAGCGGCATTAATGAATGCAGCAATGGACCCTACATTGTCCACTCTCGGTGCAGGTGCCGCTGCTGCAGGTCTTGCCACCCTTGGAAACGTTGTTACCGGCCAAGCACAAGAAAAAAGTCCCGGTCGTCTAATTGCGGAAGCGTTAGGCGCCGGTGCTTTAGGTGCAGGAGTAGGGGCAACTCTTGGGCCAGGTTACATGAGCAGACTTGTTAAGGCTGGTTCTACTAGTCCTAAAGCTGAGTTTGCACTTGGTACTGGAATTGGTGTTCTTGGTGCAGGTGCACTTGGTGGCACGATTGGTGGTGGTGTTATGAACGTCGTTCAAGGTGAGGATCCAGAGCGTTATGGCTCCAGTAATACCTTGATGGCACGTACGGCCACACCTACTTTGCAGTATATGTAACTAATAAGTTACTAACTGCTAAAATTTCTAATAGATAAGACATGGAAATGTCTAAACAAAGTGTTTATTGATAATGACTTTCCAAAAATCTTGGGTGCGGAACTTTACCGTCCCCATCCTGCGTACATCGCAGAAATGGCAGTCGAGCCTGTGGTCGTTCATGACTTTACTCGGCAGCCTGGTCAAACCGTTCAGTTAGACCGCTATAAGTTCTGGGGTACCCCTGGTACCAAGGACAGCCGTGAGCGTGTGTCCGACCAGACTATCGGTACTGCCAACAGCCGCAACATCACAAAGGAAAAGGTGTTGGTGGTACTCAAAGAGTACACCGGCCCTGCAGATCCGGGTGATCCGACTCAGCCTAGCACTTTCAAGATTGCGCGTGAGACGCTGATCACTGCGCAGCGCCTGCTTTTGGACAGCGGGAACCTGAATATGTTCCACCAGTCGATCGGTAGCTTGACGCTGCTCGACGACTATCGCCGTTGGCGTGACCGCGTGTTCCTTGATGAACTCGCCAAAGCTGAAGCCAATGGTGCCGCCTCTACTTCGCAAGGTGGTTACTACTTTGCTGGTGGCAAGACCAAAGATTCTTCTGGTCGTATTGCTTACACCGCCACTGAGTACACTGCTGATGTTCAGCAATTCCAGGTTCGTACCGACCTGCTGAACGTTGTTAAGGACCTGCGTAAGCGTAACGTGCCGACCTTCTCTGATGGTCTGTATCGTTGCATTTGCGATCCCGTCTTCATGATGCACCTGCGTCGTGATCCTGACTTCCGTGAGATTGCACGTTACGCTGGTAACCCTGGTCAAGGCATGTACATGGGTAATCCCATGATGCCTAACAACGCCAGCTTCTACATGGGTCCCCAGGCTGGTCAAGGTTACTTCCTGGCTGGTGAACCTGTAATGCCTACTGGCGTTCAGTTCGAAGGCGTGAAGTTCTTCGAGTCGACCAACTTCCCAAGCAAGAGCATCAGTGCTTCCTTCGATGGCACTGGTGGTACTTATGCTTCTCGTGAAGTGGCCCAAGGTTACTTCTTCGGTCCTCAAGCTGTTGGCGTTGGTATCGGCGGCCCGAATGCTCAGGTGCTGATCAACAACAACGACGACTTCAGCCGCTTCATCATTCTGATTTGGCAACTTTACGCTGGTTTCGAAATCCTTAACACCGATTTCATCACGACCGCGTTCAGCTTCATCCAAGATGACGGCAACATCTGATAACAACAAACATATCTGGAAAGATAAATGACTTATTTAACGGCTAAAAAGATTTATCCAGGTAACTGGAATAATGCTCTCAACGGTTGGTATCGCAATATCGACCCTAATGCCGCTGGTACTGATACTGGTTCCAACGCAGGCCCCACTTCGGTGCTGGCTACCCCTGGTTACCGTTACTTCCAGCAGCGTGGTTATGTGCCCGTTGTAGGCATTTCTGGTGGCACCGGCTCTCTTGCCGTCACCACTAACGCTGATGTGATCGTTCCTTCGCCTTACCGCCAAGACGACACTCGTCCCAACATCACCGGCATGGTGATCTCTGGTAACTCCACCCTTCCTGCTTACGTGTATCGCACTGCGATTTCCGTTGCTTCTGGTTGGGATGGTACCGTTGCTTCTGGTGTGTATGCCGCAACTGGCAACGTGATCTCCTTTGGTCGCAGCAATGGTGGTAGCCCCACTGCTGCTTCTGGCGTTGGTGAAGGTGTGGCACAAGCCAACCTCACCTCTACCGTATCTGGTACCCAAGCTGGCGAGATTTACTTTGCTGGTGGTACTGCTGGTTACGGCACCAATCCTTTCATTCTGAGCTCTGGCGTACTTGGTCCTCTTCCTGGTAACGCTTACTACTCGCTGAATAGCTCGACCACTTTCAAAGTGTTCGCTAAGGAAACCGCTAATAGCACCACGACTTCTGGTGGTTTCTACATTTCTGCTGCTGACAGTGCCGCCAGCCGCGCTGGTTACCTGGTTGTGGAAGTGTGCTACATCCAACCTGATGTCGCCCCTGGTTACGAAGATATCGACATGTACCTCACTGGTCGCGTTGTTAGCTGATTAGGTTAAACTAAGACCAGTGAACAACTGGTCTTATGTCTACACCAACTGCAGATATGCTTTATCAGCATAAAAAGACAGGTGCACGTGTTGAGATTGTAAGCGAATGGGATCAAGGCGATTGGTTCATGGTCAAAGACCAGGACGGTCGCCTTTACACCGCTTACAAAACTGAACTCACACCTGACGAAGAAGCCACGAAGAAAGTAAAAACTCTTCGCGTGAAAGATAAAGCATCGCAGGAAGAACCACGCACTTTCCCCCCGGACACACGCCTTAACATCAATGGCGCTACCCCACAGATGATCGCTGATCATATTAAGGGTATCGGATTGAAAACAGCTCGAGAAATTAAAGATCTTCAGATGTCCTTATCGGGTGAAAGGTTTAACAATCTTGAACAGTTAAAGCAAATTAAACGGGTTGATTGGGACGCGGTTTTAGCAGCAGACTTGATCAGAGTTTGATACTTATCTCCTATCTAGCCCCTGGGAAACCGGGGGTTTTTTGCTCGTAAAATAAGAAATAAAACAACATGGCATACTCTGTTAATCGCAGTGGATATACAGGACCTAGTAATAAAATTGGTGGCAGCTCTCCCTATCACATTGATTGGAAAGCGTTAAAGTCGCTCCCTGCTATTGAGAAAGTCAAAGCAATGGATGCATTGGCAAACCAATACGGTTCTCATGGGCGCGAAATAGAATTCTCAAACAACGCAGTGGCTGGAAGGAGGTGGAATACAGCAGCAGATCTATCAGATAAAATTGATTTACTAGAAAGAGCAGCAGCGGCGCACGCTCATAGTCAAAGTCCTGGATTTGATTCTTTTGATTTCTATGTACCTTTTAAAGGTAAAAGCAGGTTTGATAAAGGTGCTGTAGAAGACGCATCTATTTACATACCTGGCATTGCAGGCGGCAAGATTCGTCGCGGTAGTGGTGGAGGATATGGATATTTTTCTGAGGCTTTAGATCCTAGTGGTAAGGTTGTATTCCGCGTTGGCCATGGCAATGTTGATCGCCCTGAAGCAGAAACAGAAGTCTTAGTTCCCACTGGTCAAGCTGTTAGTCCAGGTGCTACTGCTGATGCAAATACTGCAGAAACACGACAAGATTTTTTGAAACGTTATATGCAAGATCAACTGCAAACAACAATGATGCAACAATTACTTAATCCCCCGCAACGCACGGATCATCGTGCAACGATGGAGCAAATGATGCAAGCAATGGGAGGCCTTGGAGTTCTACAAAATCCAATGAGCTTATAATAAAAAACATACGGAACTAAGCTGTGCATCTCAGCGACTTCGATAAAAGTAGAGTCCGATACCACCTCGGCTACTTCACGGTCACCGTACCAGCGGGCGATTACGCTCGTCTGGAAGAAGCTATGAACACCATCCCGGATTCATACTTCTACGACAAAGTTATTATTCAACTTGGTCGTTGCGATACTGCCGAGAAGAAAACCGAAGTTGCTACTTCGCCTTCTACTCGCATTGAGAACATCGTTGGTGATGTGGATCGTACGATTCGCTCCAGCAATGCCAGGGAATCTTTGAAGGTTTGGGACGAGATTTATCTCTACGAAACCAATCGACTTGCGCAGATTCTTTACGTTCCAAACTACAAAGATCCGTTCCAGGCTCGTTATCGTTACGAACGTTCTGGTGCTGAATTTATCCAGGCATTACCTGGTCCTGCCGACACTGCTGTTGGTTCACGCATTTATTTACATGAGGTCTGGAGGTAATTATGGCTTGGTTTGATTTTCTTAATCAGGCAAATCCTAAAGGCCAAGATGCCGGTAGTATTGCTCGCCAACGTTTAAATGCTCGAGCAGCAATTCCTATAAAACCAACCGTAGGGCTTAGGGGAGCTGGCAAATTTATAAGCCCGTTATTTGCTATTCCTGATATTATTGAGCAAACTCAACAAGTTATCAACCCACAAGATAACATCATCACACGTCTTGGGGCACTTGGAAATAGCATTGAAAATGTAATTGGCTCAGGTGGAGGTGCTCCAAGGGCGACTAAATCTCCACCAGGACAACAACAGCGTCCTATTGGTACTCAAGCAGTATTAAACGGTAAACCTGTCTATTGGGGTGGCGATGATTACGGTTGGCAATTATTGAATGGAACTGGAAGTAGTGCTACTTTAAACTCTCTTAACACCCCTGGAACGCAAGGTCGTTTTATTCAAGACACTGCACCACGTTCTCCAGGAGCAGCACAAGGTGGAGGGGGTGGCTTTTCCGGTGCAGGTTCTTTCGCACCTATTGATCCGTACGCTGCACAAAACCGTGAGTACGAACGGGAGCGTGCCAGGGTTGAGGCGATGGTGAAAGCTAACCCTGACATGCAGAAGCAAGCAATTGCTGATGAACGTGCTAAGGTACGTGACCAAGGCATGGCAATTTGGGCAGCAAAGTATGGCGCCCCTGGTGGCCTTGCTTCCAAAGTAAAACCAGGCGCTGTTGGCTACGATGCAATTCAACGCGGTATTGGTATCCAAGAACTTCCATCCCTGGAAAATCGAGCTGAGTTCACTTGGAACCAGGCTACTCAAGGTCCTACACCCGCCGTACCAATGGCAGATGCTATGTTGAATCCCGCATCTCCTAGCTTTATTGGTGGAGAAGGTGCACCGCCTGTGAACTTTGCTGATCCTCGTTTTAAAAACATGAGTCCAGAAGAGTTCCAAGAGCTTTTAAACCAATACACCAAACGTTGATTTTTGGCATTGCTCAGCATGTAAGCCCAACCTACTGGACACAGATCTTTGATCTATGGGGGCCAGTGTTGTTGCTTTTAAACCAATGATTCTCTGTCCTAATTTTGTTAAGCGTTTAGCCACGAAGATCAGTCTTGTTGCCGCTGTACAGACTGTTTTTATTCCTGGACTCAAAGCAGATTCAAATTGGGTAGGAGAATAAGGACCTAATTGCCATGGCCACACCACGAGTTGGAATTCTTCCTACAAACGAAAGGCAAGCAATCTTTGAAGGAGCTAAGCGCCTTGGCTTAGATCCATATGAGTTTGGCGCATTTTTATCCCTGGAATCAGGGATGAATATGGATCCTAACATTGTAGGGGGCGCAGGAGGACGGCACAAAGGTTTAATTCAGTTTGGACAAAACGAACAAAAACTATACGGAATTACTGGTCCTCAAACAAGGGCTGGTCAAATGCCTGCTGTTTTGAAGTATTTTGAAGACAGAGGTTTTAAACCAGGCATGGGTATTGATCGTGCATATGCCACGGTCCTTGGCGGCAATCCAAATGTTTCTCTAGAAGCAAAGGATTCTTTCGGTACATCTGTCCGTGGGGCATTGCCACGTTTTAGAAAAGGAGGCGATCTATACGCTAACGCACAACGTGTGTTAGGAGATCCTCTTGACGTTGGCGGACAACCTTCTGTCGCAGCGCCAGCACCACAAGTAGCGGGCTCTGCACCTGTGTATGGACCTACGCTTGAAGAAGCAATGGGTATCAAGTTGATGCAGCAAGCTATGCAAAGTGCACCACAACCTAAAAATGCAGGTCAACGATTTGCAGAATTCTTAGGTAGCATGAGCAAGAATCTAGGTGTTATAACCAATCCATTATCTACACCTGGTTATTGAAACTCAGGTATAATGGTGGATATTAGTGCTGTAGACCCTTGGCTTCGACAAATACAAATAAGCAGCCCCTGTTAGTTGACAGGCCTCTTTTTGATTCGGTACGAGTCACGACTCAGACCGTTGGTAGCGCATCCGCTAACACACTCTTTGTGCAAGGCGGACAAGCTCCTTCGATCCTTGTCGATATGGATGCTGCACTTCAAGAAGACAATAATAGTGGTGGTGTTGTCGACTCCATCACTATTGTTCGTAATGACTACTATCGCAATCCTGACTACACCCTTGATTCCACAACCACTGGCACACGCATCCGACTGGTAAGTGGCCAGACTGTTTTTATTACGGCCACTGGACTTAACACTCCAGCAGCAGAGAGTGGACTTGGGTACTACACCTATACAGGTGCGACGGCAATTACCGGTACCATGGGAACCATTCGGTACTCTGGTGTTGCGACGCCTGACGCAAGTGGTTTTTCTTACGGCGGTACCGTTGGTCCGTACCAGCCAGAAGTAACATTTGTCGTCTATCAGACCCGTGGTACCACGCAGCCTATCCCAGCGAGTGGCGACTACAAAGTTGTACTTGCCAAGCGTGTTCCTGCCAACACACAACAAGTTGATTGTTCGGATGTGATGCCTCAACTTGCGGCACCCAACCCAGCCGCTGGTAACGCCTCAGGGCTCTCTGCTGGTGCTCCGTTACGCAACCGTGGTATTTACCTGGAACGTGGCGACCGTTTGTACGTAGGCGTGTTTCCTGACGGTCCTAACGCATCTGGATACATCCCAGGTGCACACGTCTACGCTGAAGGCGGTTTCTTCTAATCATGTCAAAGAGAGGCAACTCTTTCGGCGGACAAAGAACAAATTCTTTTGGTGACTTTGGCAAGGTAAAAGATCAGATTAATCCCAAGGAAGTAAAACCAATTCAAGGGGAGTTTTCCAAAGGATCACTCCCTGGTTCAATTTGGACGATTGATAGGGAGTCAGCATGGGCACGTTGGCGTAGGGGTTACGAAATCTATTCAAACGGACAATACTTTACATACGAGTTTGAATACAATATTCCAGACGTTGTATTTGCTCCTAGTCCTCCCATTGTTATCCAGGGAGCGTTTATTGGCTTCCCAACGAAGAGTCGAGAGCTTGGTATGCATTGGTGCTTGTGGCGCTATGCAGGAGCCATCAGAACTGACTTATACACCGACCCCGTAAGCACCAGTAACTTATCTGTTGAATCAGTAACAGAAGACAAGAACTATTGGTACGTAAAATTGACAGGCACCTGGAGCTCATCAAACCCACTGCCACCACCATTCTTTTTCCCTGGTGGACAAAAGCCTTTAATCTCGGAAGTGTTTGAGGATCGTATTGTTGCTTCCGGTGGTGAGTTAATTGAAGTTGATACGATCAATCCCAATACGCAAACACGGTACGGCTATGTATCCGCAGTGTTACTAGACATCAACGAAACCACTGGTATTCTTAAGTTCCGAAAGTCGGGTTCCGTACAAGCAACACCAGATGAAAACTTTGTAACTCCTTCACCTATTGGATTTACTCCAGGACGCTATCTAAACTCTGGTGCGCGATACAGTTGCACATGCCAAGACTTTACACGGCGAGACTACTTCTATGTATCCTCGGAGAATCCAAGGAAGTTATTTCCACGCACTAATATTGCCACGGTTAAACCAGGTCGTTTTGAACTTACCAAACGTGATGGTATCTTGAAAACTCCCGCACAAGTAGATCCTTCCATCAATCTCACATTAGAAATTACAGCACCTCCTTCGTTTGATTTGACGAATCAAGTCACAACAGATCGTGTTATCAGTCGTGATGCGACGAGGGACAGCCCAGGACTTTATGCAGACTTTGGCGGTACTTATACACGCAGCACCGATAACCTCGGTACTCAAGGCTCTTCTGCAGAAGGCATGCCAACCTTTGCTGACTATACGTCTGTTACGGAGACACTTGATAGCAGTTCCATTCCACAGATTACGCTAGTAACTCTTGAAGACAGATGGTCACCTGTTTTAGACGAGCTGCGTTATTGCAAACATATCTATTCGCTTAAGTTTGCAGATCGCGTATTTCCTCCTGAGCCATCTGATTTTCCAACAGACATAGAAAGCATGGCTGAATGGGAAAGACAACTAGTGGCAAAGACAGATAGTGAAATAGACGCAATTAAAAAGGATAAGCTTGCCAGGGAGTCACTGTCAAGAATGGATGTACCTCCTTACAACTGCCAATCGTTATCTGTGTATCCGATGTTGCAGCGTTTATTTAACTTTGCAACAGATCGGATTGAAGTACAAAATTTCACAATGATTGATCAGTATGGCAATCGTTCGCAACCATGAGGTGAGCTTAGAATAAGTTAACGGCCATTGACAGCATGTTTTGCAACGAGCACGAGCCCCTCGCCCTGCTAGTTGAACTAACTCCAAAGCTTGCCAAAAAACGTTTTAGACAAAGTATATATGAAGCCTGGGATCACAAATGCGGATACTGTGGTGACTCGGCGTCAAGCCTTGATCACATTATTCCAAGGTTTAAGTCGGGTTCTTCTAATCGACATAATTTGATTCCTTGTTGCAGACGTTGTAACGCAAACAAAGGATCAGAGGATATGAAGAAGTGGTACGAGAGACAATCTTTTTTTTCTTCTTCATCTCTTGCTAGGATTGAAGCCTGGATCCAACAGCAATCTGTTTTTATTTTTGGTGAGTGCTAATGGGCGTTTTTGATAAGTACGTTTCTTCGTATTCTGATATTGCACAGAATTACAATAGTTGGTTGAATGACAGAAGCAATATTCATTGGTCTCAGTATGTTGATGCAGCGTCAGATCTAAGCCAAGCCTGGCAAGCAGAGAATAGAAGAACTGGAATTTCAAAATGGGATTGGGGGTACAACCATTATCAAAACAGTGGTAAAAACGAAGGACGTTTAACGCCAAAAGTTATAAACACAAATGGTTTGCCAGATGCACCAGGCTCAGGAGGACGTGGCGGATATACAACACTACCCGTATATCAAGACGGCAGTGGAAAACCCATTACCAATGAAACCGCCCAAGAAGGTTTTGGCTACGACCATTGGGAAAAACGTGGCGGAAATAAAGAATATCGGATTCTACCAGGGGGCGCTCAATTTAAAATTAATCCCGATGGAAGCATCGCTGTAAACACTAATGCCGTGGGAGAAGCCGCAAGAAAAACGTTTACTGATTTTGCCAATAGATACAACAAGAGCGACGGAACTGATTTCAAATCAATTGCAACTGCTTTAAACAACCTGGGCGGAACGGAAGCAAGTATCTTAAGCAACACTGGCGTAACGCAAAATCTTGTTAATGCCTATTACGGAAAAGTTTCCAAATGGGACCCCACAAGTAATAAAGCATATCAACCGCCAATGGGTGCGTTTGATCCCGCGTATTACATGACAACTGGTCAAGGACAAGAAGCGTTTAATAAATGGAATGAAGCGCTTAATGGCAATATTAACATTGGCGGACAGCTATACGAAGATGTTTCATTAGTTGGGAGGTATGACCAAGATACTTTTTTACAGTACAACTATGCAGTTGTAAACGGTAAAACTGAACGGGGTAATGCAGTTACCAAAGCTGAACAAGCTGAAGGATACAAAGAAACCCCAATGACTGATGCGCAGTATCAACTGTATCGCGATCAGGTCATGGGCCTTGGCTCTTACAGTAATTTAAAAGAATGGGAAGCTGCACAGGATCCTGAGGTTTTGAGGCAATGGATTTCTTCGTTGTCTCCAGCAGATGCTGCAGATCGTGCAAGTGGCTATTTAGCAATTCCTTCTATTACACAACTGCCAGAAGATATTCGGTCCCAAGTCAAAATGTCACGAGGAGATACGATACTCGAAGGTAAATTGAGTAAAGTACTTGGGCCAAAAGAACAAGAAGCAGCAGACAAATTTAGATCTTTAACCGTTGATACATTTAATGAGACGTTAAAAGAATACAAGAAGCAACGTGCCAAGGAGCAACAGTTTGATTTTTATAGTGGTTTGCCAGGTTTTAGTGAAATCTTTAACATGAACCAAGAGCTCTCTAATTCGCTCTTGGGAGACACAGGCGTAGGCGGTATTCTTTCTTTAGGAGGACAAAACCAAGAAAAAGCAGAAGAGAGTTTAGAGAAACAATTCTCTGCTGTTACTGGAATTCCTTCCAGGTCAAATACAATTTACAACTGGCAAAAATGGTTTGATGAAACCTTGACAAAACGATACGAAGAAGGCGCTACTTTTTCGGACTGGCAAGATGCTTCTAAACAATATGTAGCAGACAAGGAATTTGCAGACGACTATGTTAAACGCTATTTAACCCCACGGTTTAACGCATCTCGTTCCATGTCAGAGTTTATGAGCTACATGGATGTAACACAAGGAGAAGAAAACATTTTTCAAACACAAAGCGCATTAAGTTCTTTGAAAAACCTGGCAGATCTTCGTGCTCAACAATGGTTAAACACCGTTAAATCATCTGGAGATTCTGGTTTTGATTCTGAATTTTATTTTAATCCTTCAGGAGGAGATGTAAGTATTGAAAAGCATACTGCACAAGCAGCAAAAGTAAATGAAGATTGGGAAACAGCAAAAAAGAATGGTGAACAGGTCGTGCCAGGGAGCAATCCTCCAGCCACCTGGAACCAGTTAGCATACTTATATGGTTATAACGTGAATGATAAATCACAATTTGCAAAGCTACATTACCAAGTATATGGAATGCACCAAGGTTTTGACCCAGCGCGTGATAAGTTATCATTAGATGCGGCACAGTCATTTATTGACGACAGCATTCTTCCGGCTATTGCAAATGAAAAAGTAAATTTAGGTAGCGCGTCATTTTTAAACTTTGTTACGCCTAAAGAGTATGCGGACAAAATGCTAGAGGGAATTGACCCAACAAAAAACAAGGCCGAATGGGAAAAGGTACTTGAGTCCATGGGTCTTTCTGGCAAAGAAATGGGAATTGAAGAAGTCAAGGAGTATATTCAGGAAGCATTCCAAACGGGAGAAGCAACAAAGATACGTGAGGCAATTAAATATCTAAACGAGAAGAAAGAAAAAGTAACACAAGAAAAACTTGGCGTAGACTATATTGAACGTCTTGAAGACACTGCGGCGCGTACTAACCCAAATGAAACTGAACTCTATAACGTGTTCAAAAACGCGGGGTTTTCTGGAACAGAGGATGATTTTTACAAAGAATTTATGCCGGATGTAAACCGAGAAGACATGGAACTTTTAACACAAGCTGGTAAAGGGTTTAAAGAAGGTAGTGTGTTTAGTAAATTAAGTAACAGCGATCCATTCGAAGCTCTTGGAGCAATTGAAACGTTGTCTGCCGATGAGAAAGCACCTAAAGAAACTAAAAAGAAAACAAGCTCTTCTTCAGAAGATAAGTCTTATTTCAGTTTGTATGACGACGATGATACCGAAGATACAGTAACTGCAAAATCAAAGTCAGGCCAAGGTTTTCTTGGCAGTTTTACCAGTGCCTTTAAAGGCCTGACACCTAAGTACTAATCATGAGTAAGCACAAAAAAGCAGCTAGTGCCGCCAAGATCCACAAGGATTCCATGGAATGCAACAAGCCAAGAAAAACTCCTGGTCATGCAACTAAGTCACACGTTGTCAAAGCATGTGAAGGAGGCGAGGAAAAAATCATTAGGTTTGGTCAACAAGGCGTAGAAGGCGCTGGTAAAAACCCAACAACAGCAAAGGATAAAGCACGTAAGAAATCTTATTACGCCAGACATAATGCCCAGGATTCCAACCCTGACAAGATGTCAGCAAGGTACTGGTCGCATAAAACGAAATGGTAAAGATCGGCTAAGATAAACGCGTTGAGTTTTTACCGCTATGGCAAAGCCCAAGTCCACCGCAATCCTGATTGAGTCCAAGCCTAAGAAGACTTGTCAAGGCGACGGCAAACATTCACGTCCTAGCCACGGACGTAAATTGTCTCGCGGCCAAGGCAAGTAAAAATTATGTATACTTGGGGGTAACACTTGTTACCCCTATGGATAATTACAAGCAAGCGATTGATTTAATTTGTCGTTACGAAGGTTTCAATGAACTTGCTTATCCAGATCCTCAAACAGGCGCAGAGCCATACACGATTGGATTTGGTACACAGTATTATCCTGACGGCAGTGTTGTAAAGAAAACCCAGTGCTGCACACAACGCAAAGCCCTGGAGTATCTTGTCGATGAACTCACCGTTCTAAACACCGAACTTCTGAAGTTGAACCTAGGCTTGGACGAGTGCATGCACCAAGCATTACTTTCGTTCTGTCATTCGGTTGGTTGGGAAAGTTTTCTGTACAGCTCCATTATTGACTGTCTTGAAGTCGATGACTACGTTGGCGTAACAGAAGAAATTGCACGGTGGGTCTTTGATGCAGATCACCAAGTCATCGGTGGCCTCCTGGAACGACGCAGAGAAGAGATCAACCTATTCCTTGCCGAGGTTGAAGCCAAACCTTGGGTTGCCACAGACGTACTGCTGCGTGCGTTCAGAAGCTATGGTGCAAAGCCCCATGAGACGGAAGCAATCCGAACCTTGGAAGCGACAATCAATCCCTATGCGCTTGCAGAATTTGCTAACCGTTTCAAGCTTGACGACGCCTCTGCCTTTTCAAGTGACTAGCGTCCTAGAATAAATGCAGTACTCAGGCTTTCCATGGAGAACGAATCCACACGTAAAGAGTTTGAATTACCTTTAGAACTTCAGTTTGCCATGCGTAAAGCTGAGCTGCAAACAGAGGAGATGTGTTGGGAAGAACTGCAGGCGGCACTGTTAAACCTGTATTTCCAACGGATGATGGAATGGGCAGCCGTTAAAGAAATCATGTGTTCTGAAGGGATTGATATCGAGTGGGATCTGCCTAGTGAGTTGGAACTTAGTGAACTCGCCCTGGCTTGTATGCAGGACGAGTCGGACGATGACGACGATTTACACTACGCTCATCCCTTTTGACTTTCGTCCAATTGAATAAGACGATCTAGGTACCACTGTGCTTTCTTCAGTGATTCTGTCTCGCCTTTGTGGCGCTCACGCCAAATATACTTTATGTTATTTCCCTTGCAGTAACCACGGAATTCTTCGTTGGTTAAAGCCGCCTCAATGGCTTCGATGCATTCGATGCCCCCATCGGTGTAATGGGAAGGATGATTTACGACATCCTCTTTGATTGTGGGCGTTGTTTCAAGTGGTTTAATAGTAACCCAGGGTACTGGACAAACGCCATCTACGCACCCATTGGTTACGTCAACAGGAGGGAACATGTCCATTGTAAAAATGCCGACTGAGACAGCCTAGCAAATTTAACGCAGCAAGCCTTTGCGTTTGGCGGAAAGCAGAAGTTCTGTCTCATCTGGCTCACCCTCAATATCACCTTGAATACTAGGGGGCTTAGGAGTGGCACCATATAATTTCATGCCTTCTTCCATGGAAGGAATGTAACCCGTTAAGCCTGGACGCTGACCGTACAAACCTTGGCCTTCAATATTCAATGGGTTACGTTGCATACCATCCATGGGAGCGACTAAACCCGTGTTATACATATCTTGAAGAGGTACGTCGTTGGCTACGGTATCAAGGGGTGCACCAAAATCCTCGAAGCCAATACAACGGCACTTTACTTGATCATTATTTGCTGCAAACTCTTGCAAAAACATTGAGGGCCGCATTGTTTTCTTAGCGATATATCCTTTCTATAATGATAGTATGAGCAAGTTTAGATCAGAGACTTACGACGCAGCCAAGGACTCCGGCACTTCTGCTGGGGTACCAACGGATCTGAACCCTGGAAGAGCTTACAACGTGGATTTGCGGTACGTGCGACCGCAAGAACGAGGTGTCGTTGGTTCCGCGTCAAAAGGAGCAGTGGCACGCGTTGACCGCTTCATGAAGAGTGCACGTGCTGCTGGCAAATATCAAAAGAACCAACTGATTAACGAACCCACCAGTGCCACGGCTGGTGACAGTGGTGGGCGTGCAGGATCTACCGCGTATGCAGACAAACCCAAACAATCGTTTGGACGTAGTTAAACCTGTGGAAAAACTACAGTATTTGGTTGGTCTTGATACTTACCTTTCCGATCTTGGTAGCTGACTTCACAAGGATTGCCACGGTAGAAAAGCAGTTGAGTGATACCTTCGTTTGCATAGACACGATTGAATAAACCAGTGCAATTACTGATTTCAAGCGTCAGGTAACCTTCCCACCCACTTTCAGCGGGCGTGATGTTAACTAGAATTCCTGAGCGTGCGTACGTCGATTTACCAACTGCAACAACAGTGACATCACGAGGCAACTTCAAACGTTCTTGTGCAACGCCTAAACAATACCCATACGGAGGAAGAAGAAAGTATTTGCCGCGTTCATCTTCCAGAAGTTCCGCAGGCTTTAAAATACTTTCGTCAAAGGCCTTTGGATCGCAATCACCGGTTTGAATCTTACCAAAGATTAGGCACTGGCTAGGGGACAAACGAATGTCATATCCGTAAGAGCTAAGTCCATAACTTAACAAACGCCGACCATCTTCTTTGCTGATCAGACGATCAACAAAGGGTTCGATCATTTGTTCTTTCTCGGCACGCTCTTTGATTTCCCAATCGGCCAGGACGCTCATAAGACCTCAATAGCTTGTTCAGTCTACAAGGAGATGGCCACGTTCGCCGTAGATTTTACAGAAGTGTTCTACTGCATCTCCTGAGCGATCTTTGGGAGGCAGATAGACCAAGAAAGACGTGCACGTTTGTTTTTTCTCTACATTCCCATCAAGATTACGGAGCAGGTAAGGGACGGTACGTAGAACGCACATAGGAAATTTAAAGATCTTTGGCTCGTATCGAATCATGTCAGGGCAGTTACTGAAGTAAAGCCCTTGCTCAATCTCGTCCGCCAGCCATGCATGGTACATTCGACGGAACCATACGGCATGCGAAGAAGTCAACGTCAGCGACGAAGCGCGTGTCATCTTCCACCGTTGGTTCTTTTGGTCCCAGAAGTATGATCCCGCTGGTGGAAACAAATAGCAGCTTCCGTACCATTGTTGATTATTTAACCCATCATCCACAGGCGTGTAGTACTCAGTCGCTTGTACGTACTCATTGGCAACTTTGGAGCTAGCCACATCCAAGTCAATGCCGCCTAAAAGTTCGTTGGCAGCATGCACCAAGTCTGCGTTGGTGATAAGTTCTGCACCTTCAACCCTGGCAGATACGCCGCGAATACCTTTCTCAGTCATTGTTAACGATGTCGTTATACGCTATTTCCAAATAGCGAAGACCCTTGTCATCATTGATGATATACCCTGCCTTCTCCATTGGATCAATCTTTTGTGCTGCCCCAAGGATGCGTCGTAAGGTTTCGGCAAGATCACCGTTATTGTTATGTTCGCAATCTTCTTCTGCTGCGTGAATTTCTTTTAACGTCCAAAAGAATATAGAGCGCTCTTTATTGTCAGGCTGGAATACCAAGACGCCAGGACCCTCTGCATCCCAAAACTTAACGTACTGTGCACCCATGTCCCCAAGGATGAGCTTGACAGTGGTATCAAGCATTTTTGCCTTGGTCTCGTCTAGCTCAGGACCAATGACTGACGCAATTAATTTCTCACGGCGATCCACTTTTTAACAACCCTTGACGATGCAGAGATTCTAACAGCTTTGGAGTTGGCTGGTACAAGACAACCAACTTGCCAAGCACGCCGCGTTTTTTGCAGAGTTTTCCTTGCTCATCTCGCACCTTATCAAATTCTCCGGACCTGATCAAATACTCGGCAACACATCGCAACCGACGTTTAAGAGGCAACTCCGCTTGTGGAAATTTACCGCAGATTGTATCTGGGTTCAGATCTTTGAATGCCAGTCGTAATCGATTGGCCAAGGTCATACCAGAGTTGGCATCCTCTTCTTCATAGTTTTTTAAGTTTTCTAGGTAGCGACGCAAGCAACCATCATCGAAGGAACCCCAGGGTGGCAAGAACATTTCCACTTGATCTGCCAGGGATTTGGGCAGTAGCTCCTCATGGTTATCGATAGTAATGGCATCGATATCAATTCCCTTGAAACGATGTGCCATCACTCAAGAACCTCTTTGGTTGCATGGTATAAGTGATACTGCGCACGCAGGTTTTTAAGATTGATGTTTTCGTTTTTAGCAAAGGATTGAATGAGGCGATTCCATGGAATACGCAAGACTGCTTTTTTGTGGACGTCGGGAGAAACGTTGACATAATGAATGCCTTCTACCCAGCCTTTATCAGGGTTTTTTCTACCGATTGCAATCCAGTTGCGGATGGTTTGATCGGAGACACCTAGACGCTTGCCGCATTCTTCTGTCGAAATGTATTCATCTGCAAACATTTCGGGATTGGCAATATCGGTTTCAGCGTTTGAGTACCGACTATGCCACATGGAACCAAGGATATTCCTGATTCCTTTTAGTTCGTAGGCAATGTCTTCCAAGCCTTTGCGTAGTCCGTACGGCATGCTGCACTCCGATCAATTAAATGCTAGTCTTTTGTAAACAACTTTGTGATCATGGAAGAGCAAATTCCACCTAGCCAACCTCCCATGCAACAGACTCTGGAAGGACAGATTACTCCTGAGATGTTGGCTGAAATGAAAGCACGTGCCATGGAGCTAGCCATCCAACAAACAGTACCCCAGCGATTACCTATGGATATTCCACCGCAAGTTGTGTATGTGCGGCGTAATTTAACCGTAGCAGAATTGCTGTTGGTACTGCTGCTTTCCTGTGGAATTGTAACAGGAATTCAAGGGCTTTGGTACTTAGGTACTAATTTATTGCCACGTCTTGAGATTAGGGTACGCTAAATAAGCCGCACTATAATAAAGGAAAGAATTGCGCAGTAGATAGGTGGCAAACCGCCGTATTACCGAATTTCCTGCAATTGCAGCAGGCGAAATTGTAGATCAGGATGTCATGACCCTGGTCCACGTTTTTGAGGTGGACCCGTCACTGCGCAACAAAAAAATTACCTTTTCTCAATTCAGGGATTATCTCGATTTATATTACGCCCCTGGCAGTGGCGCTTTAATTAGCGGTAACGTCACTATCACTGGCAACTTAACAGTAAGTGGCAACTCCAGTTTTAATACGGTAACTGCGTCTGGCCTTAGTACGTTTAGTGGAATTGTTGTTCAAAACAATGCCACTGTCAGCGGTACGATCAGTGGCAACACCGTAACAGGCACCTTTATTCAAGGTACTCAAGTCAATGCAGTAACAGGTACCTTCACAACTTTGGCGACAGGAGCTACTGCGTCTTTCTCAACGGGAAACTTTACAAGTCTTACTGGTACCACAACAAGTGGTGTTAGTGCTTTCTTTACAAACGGCACGTTTACCAACGTAACAGGTACTACATTCACAGGAACAACCGTTGCCGCAACCACCGGTACGTTCCAAGTTTTAGGAACACCCATTCTTGACGTCAGCGGAAACTTATCTGTTGCAAGTGGACTAACCGTCACGGGTATTGCACAATTTGCAAGCAGCGTACGTGTCACTGGGACCTTATCAGGAACAACAGTCACTGGAATTACTGCACAATTCTCAACAGTCTCTGGTGTTTCAGGGGTTTTTACTAATCAGGTATCAGGTGCCACAATTACGGGCAATACACTTTTAGTATCTAACGCTACTGGTGTTTCCGGAACATTCACTACACGTGTTTCGGGAGCAACAGTAACCGGCAATACGGGTGCTTTTGGTAATGTCAGTGGAATTTCTGGTGTATTTACCCAGGTTATTTCCGGTCAAACAATTACAGGAGATGCTGGTAACTTTGGAACAATAACGGGAGTTTCTGGTTCGTTTACAAACTTATCAGGGGCAACTGTTACAGGTACCGTTGTTAACGCAGGGACTGTCACTTCGGTTACCGGTAACTTTGGCAGAGTGTCGGGTACGACAGTAACAGGTAATGCCGGACAATTTACGACGGTCACAGGCGCCACCGTCATTGGCACTACCAGTGTTTCTGGCGCAACGGTCACTGGTAACGCAGGTCAATTTACAAATGTCACAGGCGTTACAGTCATTGGTACTACTAGTGTTTCAGGTGCCACCGTTACCGGTAACACAGTACTTGCAACAAACTTAACGGGTCAAGTCGGTACATTTACCACTAGTGTGTCCGGTGCCACAATCACTGGCAATACTGTTTTAAGTACGTCAGGAAGATTCCAGACTGTAAGTGGAGCTGTTATTACCGGCGACACTATGCAAGCCGGATTAATTTCGGCCGTATCTGGTGTTTTTACAAACATTGTTTTTGTTAACACCGTTGTTTCCGGTAACTTATCGGTATTAGGTACAGGCATTTTTTCCACAGGGGGCATTGTTTCTTCGGGAACAATCAGTGGAAGTAATGTTGTTTCACCTAGTGGAATATTTACTTATCTCTCTGGTACGACTGTTACAGGTAACACTGCTAACTTTGCAACCAGTATTTCAAGCGCTACGGTTACCGGCACATCAGTTAATGCAGTAACTGTTAGCAGCACAACGGGTACTTTTACGTCAATTACAGGATCGACGTTAAGAGTAACCACACCTTCTGGAGCAACCCCAGCCATCGTATGTTCTGGCGTTGTTTCCGGTAGCGCAAGTGGGTTTGTAATCCAAGGCCCACTAATTATTCTTCCGTAATTTTCTCGGCTAAAATAAACAAAAAGAGACAACAAAATGGCGTACGGCACTATTAAAGTTGATACAATTACTTTCACCGATGCTGGTGTTGATAAGAGCGTTACAATTTCTGGGTTAGTTCAGAATCCTACTTTTACAGGAAACGTAACAGTAACCGGAACTATCTCTGGTAATACCGTACGAGGCCAAACAATTTCAGGTGTTACCGTTACTGGAACAACCGCGCAGTTTACCAGCGGAACGTTTGTTTCGTTAACGGGTACTACTCTTCAGGGAACAACAGCAACTTATACGACCGGTAGTTTTACCTCATTAACAGGAACAACGACATCTGGCACAACCGCTAATTTTGTATCCGGTGTTTTTAGTACTCAAATTTCAGGTGTTACTGTTACTGGTACCACTGCAAACTTTACTAGCGGTAACTTCACTAATATCAGTGGTGGTACTCATACCATTACATCGGGTGTATTTGCGGCGGGTACTGCAGCAAATCCATCGATTAGTTTTGTTTCTGACCCCAACACAGGCATCTACTCCCCCGGCGCAGATCAAGTGGCCATTAGCACAGGTGGCACTGGGCGGTTGTTTGTTGATGCGAGTGATCGGCGGCCGGAAGGCTTGTGCTCACTGCAGTTGGCTCTGAAAGTATGCAGTTTGGCGCAGGTGGCGCCGAGCGCATGCGCCTGGACTCCAGTGGCCGCTTAGGTCTGGGGACCAGTAGCCCACAAACTTTATTGCACCTTAATTCTGCTGCCGGTACAAATACAACGCTCGCTTACGCTGAAGATAATGCTCTCAAATGGTATAATCGTTATAACGCAAGCGACGGAAGTTTCCAAATTGTTGATGTTGTTAATACTACAACGCGACTGCATGTATCCAACACAGGCAACGTAGGGATTGGCACTACGAGTCCTGCAACTAGATTAAACGTCTTTGAAAGCACAGGCGCCAGCTTGTTTAGGCTAAATGGGCTGAATGGTTATAATCTAGATATTGCAAATAACTTTGACAGCGGAACAAGATACGATTTCAATATTGGTTCTGGCTCTGGAGCATTTTCTTTCACTACATCAGCAGGAGAACGCGCCCGCATCGACAGCTCCGGCAGGTTGTTAGTTGGCACGTCTTCTGCGCGTAGCACAGCAGTCTACGGAACGCCTTCAATTCAGGCGCTGGGTGATTATCAGCAAGGTTCAATTCACCTTACAAATAATTCGAACAGCAATGCCAACTGCGGGATTGCTTTCTCAAAAATACGTGGTTCGTCCATAGTCCAAAACGGAGATTATCTCAGCGGTCTTACGTTTAATGGTTTTGATGGAAGCGCAGACAAATCGGGCGCAACCATAGAAGCTGTCGTAGACGGCACCCCCGGCGCTAACGACATGCCGGGCCGTTTAGTGTTCTCCACTACCGCCGACGGAGCGAGCAGCCCGACGCAGGCAATGGTCATTAAGAACACCCAAGACGTCTTGATGACAACCAGTACGGCCGCAACAAACTCAACCGGTTGGTATGGAATAGAAGCAACGTCATCAGCAGGAGCGTTAAGCATTTCCAGGAATGGCAGCAATGTTCTGGCATTTTTCCATACATCCAACCCAAACGGCACTAGTGGAACTCCGGTTGGAACAGTTAGCATTACCACAACGGCTACAACATACGCGACGTCGTCCGACTACCGGCTAAAGGAAAATGTGGTTCCATTAAGGGGTGCAATTGATCGCATTAACAAACTGAAGCCCAGTCAGTTTAACTTTATTGCCGATCTAGACAAGATCGTTGACGGCTTTATCGCTCACGAAGCGCAGGAAATTGTTCCTGAGTGTGCCACTGGCACCAAAGATGAAGTGGACGACGACGGCAACCCGGTCTACCAAGGCATTGACCAATCCAAACTGGTGCCCCTGCTGACCGCTGCGCTGCAGGAAGCTCTCCAGAAGATCGAAGATTTGGAAGGTCGTTTAACTGCGGCAGGCATCTAAGCCCTACTCACTAATCACCCCTGGTAAAATAAAAGAAAATATCATTAACTATGACCAACACTGTTTGGGATATTGCCAACCTCGAACGTCATCTTCCTGATGGTGACACCTGTCCTGATGGCGCTGTATACACCATCCATTGGACTGCATCACTGGAAGAAGACGGTGAAACTACCGGTTGTTACGGCAGCGTTGGTCTTGGTGAACCCGACCCTGATAACTTCACTCCTTTCAGTGAACTCACCAAAGAAGAAGTGGTGAACTGGACCCTGGCAGCACTTGGCGTTGATCAAGTTGTTTCGATTGAAGAAGCACTGCACAACCAGATCCAAGCCAAATTGCACCCCACTTCTGAATCTGGCGTTCCCTGGTGATTTTTGTTATACTCTTTGAAGTTATCTGTTCATTATGGCTTGCACAAAGTCTCAGCTAGTTAGCGCCATCAATTCCTTTGGTTCTGCACGTGCCACTGGTGACGGCAACCTTGTTGCTTTCGCTGGTAACCTTATCGGCCAACTGATCGAAACTCTTGAGTTTGCGCCAGAGGAAGAACAAGTTGCTGCCGTTAATCCTGAAGTTGTTGAAGATTGAGTAATGACTAAAACTACCTGGGGAATTTCATTGCTAGATCGGAGACTTCCGGATAGTGCTTCTTACCCAGGTAGTGAAGTCACAGCAATCCATTGGTTTGCGTATCAGATGGCGGGTAAGTACACAGTCAGTACTTCTGGCATTGTTGAACTTGCCCCCGCTGACCGTAAAAAATGGGTGCCCTATCTCAGCCTCAATAAAGAGACCGTCATGGGCTGGTGCAAAGATGCCCTTACGTCTGACCGCGTTAAGGAAATTGAAAACGCTTTGGCAGCACGCGTTGATGCGGAATTAAACAAAGCATCAGGACTCCCCTGGGACGTACCAGATCCTTTGCCGCCATTACCGCATCCACTTGGTTACGTTGAAGTTTAAAATACACGACACTATTATCAGTTAAAATAAAAACAATTGATAGTTGTGTTGTGACAATTAAACTTACAGACGCTGCTGAGTTCTTTAACAAAGAACCGCATCAAATTGACGCATGGGAATGGCTCCAATCTCAGTTAACACCTGAGGTCTTGGAGTCTTTTTCTGTTAAATATCGCAATAAGCCAGCCAAGGAAAGCACCATTACTTGGGATGTTGTTGTTAAAACAGCAAAAGAAGCAGGTGCCAAATTTCCTGAATGCGTTGCTGCACAGTGGGCACTTGAGTCTGGCTGGGGTCAACACACCTCCGGTAAAAACAATTACTTTGGATTAAAAGGATCTGGCTCTACGGTTGAAACAAAGGAATTTATCAACGGTCAGTGGATCACAATCAAGGCTGGATTCATTGATTTCCCTGACCTAAGAACCTGTGTTTCGTACCTTGTTGATCGTTGGTACAAAGACTTTGATGGGCACAAAGGTGTTAACAGGGCAACCAGTAGAAATGAATGTGCGCGTTTACTGGTCAAAGAAGGATACGCTACTGATCCAGACTACAGTACAAAATTAATTCAAATTATGGATCGACAACTCCAAAACATTGGAGAAAAAAAAGATGTTGACCCGCACGCCAGTAACTTTACTCCTTGGAGCCCGTTCACCTATAAGATCACACCTAACATCACCTATGGTGAATTAACTCTTAATCAAGAAGCTCGTCGGTTCACCAAACAGTATCAATGTGATACGGCAAAAGAACTTTGTTTATTCCTTGAGAAAGTACGTAAGCAATTTGGTAACAAACCATTGATCATCACAAGTGCTTCTCGCCCAGAACCCATCAATACACAAGTAGGCGGTGCCAAGAACAGTGAGCACACTTACAGTGCTCCATCAAAAGGAGCCGTTGATTTTTACGTTGATGGTGTGGATATCAACACAGTGCAAAGCTGGTGTGATAAAAATTGGCCTTACTCATTAGGCTACGGCGCACCAAAAGGTTTCGTGCACCTTGGTATCAGAGAAGGCAAGCCACGCGTTCGTTGGAACTATTGAGATCAACGACGACGGCGACGCTTTTCAGTGCCGGGTTCTTTGGCACGGCCTACAACCAAAGCGCACAATTCGATGATGCGGTAAGCTTTTACTGCAAGTGCGTCATCTTTTGGGGTTGGTGTTAAGGCGGTAATAACAGAAGCCGCCGCATGAACAGCGAGAGCAGCTTCGATATAGTTGTTTACGCTCATGGTAGATCTGGTTTTTCTTTATTCTACCGGTCAAATTCTCTTAGGTAATCCAAGTTTTCTTGCTCGGCAAAAAAATCTTGCCAGTCTTCTTCAGTGGCTTCCGTAATCCTGGAAGGCACTGGTTTAGGTTCTTTGGGTTTTTGAGGAGGATCTAAAAGAGTCATACGTCATACATGCGGCACCCTGGTGCCGATGGATTTTCCATACAATAGCGCAACCAAGCAACATGCGGATAATGTTTACGTGGTTTTTTACGGAATAAAGCAAGTAGCTTTTTGATCATGGTCTGTTTGTTAACGGAATAAAGACCTCAGGGAACCGATCGGTATCTTGATGTTCCCTACTCCAAGCAGCTTGCCAATCTGACAATGAGTGGTCATGAATAGTATCGTAGTATGCGTCATCACCAGGCTCTAGTTCTATTTTAAAATCATTGATATTGCCACTTGGAATACGCGTACCAATTAACCATGTGGAGTTGGTGCCAACAGTAACACTCCCCCCTGGAGATTCAATAACACAAAGAGCTTCAGTGAATGCACCTCCATTGGGAGGAATAATAACTGCAGTGTCTACAGGACTAACAATCTCTGCTACATCAATCGTGTACTCCTGCAATACAATGCTGCCATCTACGTCTTCTAGCTCCCAATATACTTCTTGAGCGGTAGAAGCAGGCTCGATAACAACACCAACTTCGTAATTAAGGGGTTCGTTGCGTGTAGACGAAATGCAAATTAAATAGCTGCCAACGCCTAAAGGAAAGTATCGGTCATCACCACGATCAAGCCGCAACCTATCAAAGGTGTTGTAAAGATCAGATTGAACACTCATTACCGTATTGAGGTAAGGAATGTACACATCTCCTAGATTGTTGATACCATCAGTCAGTGAATCAGCCTGGAACACAGGCAGATCTGTTTGAGGGATGTTGTTGAGATCATAGACACTGACGTTGATATATGTAGGGCGCGGCGGCCCTTTGGTAACAATGATCCAAGCAGGTGCCGAAAGATTGACCTGGAACCAATTGTTGTACGTACCGCCGCCAAACCCGTTGGTTTTTACTTGGTACTTTGCACCAAGATTGCCACGTAAATAACGCAGCGAAAGCTGATCAAAAGTACCAAGTACTAATGGATTATTTTTAGTTCGTTGCTCTTGACTAACTACTGAATTCCTGGGCATATGAACCGTAATACAGCTCCTGTGTATCATCATAATCCGGGGTGTTTTTGTTCACCAACGGATGTTGAATCGTTTGTTTGTACTTGGCTTTCATAATGGGTTCAGGTGTTTCTTTTAGCTGGTTATCTGCAGCGTGCATTAATTTGCTGGGGTCAAACGTGTGATGGAACGGTTGGATCTCAACGGGTGGGAAAGTGCGATTCCAACTTGAAATCATATGCAAAGGATTAAGACAATCTTTATTGCGGCACGTACGTGTTACAACCATCTTGCCAACATCTCCCCATGCACATTGATAAATGACTTTATGTGCACTGATGTTTTCAGCTAGGTTTTTACTGTTAGCAGAACGATAGGAAGGGAAACGAATGCGCGCTTTTGTTAACGCAGGTGCTTCCCAGCACTCTTCAAAATCCTTTACAGGTATCTTGCTCCAGATGGATAGCAGGCGATGTTTGTACAAGCCATCAATATAGTTGATGTCAAAACCACAGTTGTTATTGGAAATTTTACGAACACATTCGTAACACCAGTGATATGTCTTGTCACGAATGGTATGCCCATGGGGGCATATAAATCCCCTGTAATAACCATGTGCACTTAACTGTGCATCCGTAAGTAACTCAATGTTGGCAACGTACCGGAAAGGCGACAGTACAGAAGCCAGTTCGTTGATGCGTTTGGTGTAGTTGGCCATGATTAAGAACTGAGTGGGTTGCCGATAAGGCGTTGGTACTTGTGGAAGGACATGCCGTTCTCCAGGTTGTAGACCAGCTCTCCTTCGGCGTTACGTGTGCGGCGTCGGTATGAAGGCGCAGGACGGGTGCGGCGTTGTTTGAGGGCTAGCTCCTGACGGTTGTCGTACGTGACGTTGGAGGGGTCGTGAACGACGTCTGCGTTCCCTGGATCGCTACCAGTACGTAAGTAGTACACGATGCGATGCGCTTGGTACCGTGCGCCGCAAAGAGAAACGTAACAGTACTTGCCATGCTGCCGGCCAGCTATGTCACCGGGCTTGTGACCACGTGCTTGCGTCTTCCACGCAAGACCTGTCGCGTATTGGTCAGAGAGCTCTAGCTGGTCCTGTACGTACCAAAGCGGAAGCATCTCTAGGTAGGTGCGTGCCATGACCTCCTGGTAGTGGGGACCATGACACTGTACCACTGTTGGGAAGTGTACGCAAGAGAAACTGTGAATACCGGCTTGTGGAGGGGTGAATACCGCCTTATTTACTTAGATATAGGGTTTCATACTGTGTTGAAAAAGTGTTGCACCTCTGTGTGGCTTCATGATTTTTTCCACAAATGCAACACTGTTTTAACAACGTATGAAACCCTATAGAGGGTTAGATAAGACTGTATTCATCCTTGAATAGGACGGTATTCATTGTTTTACCCATCTCCGTACGTTCTCCACAGTACATACGTACCATCAAACGTCACTTACCAAGCTTCCGGGTCTTCGTACGATCCTTTCGTTCCTTCCGTTTTTCTTTAGGTTTTGCCACAGGTTCAGGTTCTTGGGACAACACCTCCTCAAAGATGCCACCAAATTGAGACGCAACTGTGTCCCATGAGAACTGCGGATCCAGTACTCGTTCTCGGCAGCGTGTACCAACCCATTCACGAATGCCTTTGTCTTGGTACAGGTACGTCAAGATCTCAGCAAGGTGATCAGAGGAAGGGCATGGCATCTCACGTGCGTAGTTGGTATCCACATCGATGTGGTCGCAACGGATCAGTTCGCCGTAGCCCTCGAAGATCTCTTTGCATGACGTATGGTCGGGCACTACCTGCGGCACACCACAGGCAGCGTGTTCAAAGTTGACAAGACCCCAGCCCTCACCTTTACACGTATTGACACCAACATCACATGCGTTATAGATGTCATTCAGCATTTCCACCGATACATTCGGAGGACTGGGTTGATTTGACGTCATAATGATGCGTCCATTTGGATCAAGACCCACACGTGTCATCTCACGTGCAAACACCTCCATGATGTCCCAGCCCTGGTCCTTGAGCCCCATGTGCAGGTAAAGCATTGCATTAGGTTTATCTACCGCAAACGCAGCAAATGCTTTGATTGTGATGTCAATCCGTTTGCGGAATTGATTGCGGTTACCATTGAAAACAATGAAGCTATCTTCTTTAAGTCCCAGCTTGCGGCGTGCCTCTGCCTTATCTACTGGATAGAACTGACCAGGAGTCACACCATGCGGAATAATAGAGATAGGCCTGGTGATACCACCAGCCATAAATTCGTGTGCACCAAATTCTGTGTACGAGACCACAGCGTCCCATTCATTGGCAGTATCCGCTAAGCAACCTGTCCATGCATACGAATCCATGGGTGCATAGCCAACAAATTTAAACTTGCCAGCCTTGTGCAGATCCTTAATTTGATTGTATTGCTCATTAATAATCCACATATCATTGATCGTAAATACCACGTCGGGTTGTTCACGTTCAACGATCTCACGAATGCGTTGCTCACCAAAAGGTGCGGTCTGATGACGGTTAGATGACGGGTACATCTTGTACTCCTGCTGAAGTGGCGTTGGATCACCCCACCAGTTGTTACCAAGAACAACAATTTCAAAGTCGTCTTTCAGACGAGAGATAACATTTTCAGTTACACGTGCAAAGCCGGTCATGGCAACGATGTCACCACACCACAAAAGTTTTGCTTTCTTAGTCATTAGATCGGAATAATTCCGATTTACTCTACACAATCAAGAGGTTCAATTGATCGCACAAGCTCTTTTTCTTCCGCTGTTGTTGCCTTGAGTTTTGATTTCAAAAATTCTGCAGCCCGATGTGTGAGCGTGGTATCACCACAGGTGTATAGATCAACTGCCGCATACCCTACTTCTGGCCACGTGTGGATAGATGCGTGGGATTCAGACAATAGTGCCAACAAGGTAACGCCTTGCGGTTCAAATTTCTCACCAAAGATACGTAAGATATTTGCTCCCGCCAAAACAAGAGAAGCTTCCAGCAAACGCTGGAGCTCCTCATAGTTATCTAAAAGGTTTTGATCACAACCATAAAGGTCAAGGATCAGATGACGACCGTTGCTCAATGGTTTGTCGCAATGTATTCCTCCATTATCGCAGGGTTAACACCGTACATTTCTTTGTATTTGGCGGGGTCTGCAGCTACTTCCAGGATGGAGGGGTAACACTTGTAGTCATCCCTGACACCATCACGTATCAAGATGTTGTGAATTACCAACCCATTGGTTTTTTTGGTTGCGTAGACATTTAGTTTCAGTTGGTTTTTACAGATGTCCATAAGTAGGACCTCAAAGCGAGAACGCCCCGATACACCAACATTGGCACTACGACAATGCTCTGCGTAAGACGGATACACCTGCGTGGTCCAGTCGACATAGTAATTGACACCCCCTGGTGAAGGTTTACACATACCCATAGCAACTTCCGCCCCTGGCACAAAGATAACGCGTTTATCCAGCCAATCCAAAATCGGATTGGAACGAATGGCTTGATCCTTCTCATAAGCCTGGAAGAAATCAACGTGCTTTGATGTCTCCATCAAGTAGTCACGCATTTCCGACTCAGACATAGCCAGGATCCAGTTGACAAGCCCTGGAAGCAAAGGTGCAAAATCTCCTTCAGGAGTACCCTTACTATCGAAACCCATTAAGGTACGTTGTTGCTCTTGCCCACCAGTAAAAGGACGGTCGAACGGAATAGTAAGGCGGCGACGGGCAAGACCTGAGGTGTAGTCGGTGGACTGAATTGCTTCGTTAGCAGTAATGATGACAACACCCTGGAACTGGAAAGGCTCCAGTTGATCTGCTTGGTATTTGAACTCAGAACGAATCCAGTCACCACCAGTAATGGCTTTTAGTTTTGAAACACTGCCACCATAACGGTCAGAGTCTTGGAACAGAATGATTTTCTTACCCATGAAACTTGCAGTTTCAAATCGGTTCTTCTCAATCTGTTCTAGCTCTGTGGAGCAGACGTTACGTTTACCTACCAGTGCAACACATAGGTTTGCATAAGTGGATTTACCAGATTTACCAGGACCAACCAACTCAAGAAACTTTTGAAGCTCGTGGCGACCAAGAAGAGTTGCCCGTAGCCATGCACGAAGAACTTGCGTACGTTTTTCAGAACCATGCTGCGTGTAACGAAGCCAATCAATGATTGGTTCGCAGGTTGCTTGAGGGTTATAGGCATATGGCATCTGTTGCGTCATATGCAAATTACGGTCAAATGGCCGCAGTTCCTTTGTTGTGACGTCAAGTACACCGTTGGTGAATAGCAGAACATCTGTTGCCTCGTGCCATTTATCACACGGGACCATTGCTTGCAGTTGCTTGAACATATCATCAAGCATTTGAAAGCTAAACCCTTCGCGTAACCAACCACTAGTAATAAGAGCTTGTAGCTTGGAACGGATATCACCAAGCATTTCAATCTTGCTTACTTTGCTCCACAGACCTTGGCTAGGGTCATACATAAAGAATTGATTGTGCGGGAGACTAAAGAGCAGATTGTTTGCATAGATTCCAAGTAGTTTGTCCGCAACTTCATTCTTAGGTTGCCTGAGTTCCTTCTCTTTATTCTTCTTGGCGCTTTTAGGTTGTACATCATCGCCATAATCTTCGGTGTTCATTAGAGTTGTGTCGGTTGGAGTTGCAGTGTTGAGAAGGCGATTCATTTCTTCTTCCACATTTCTTTCGATTTCGGGAAGAATGCTTGCCGCCAGATTGATCGTAGCATCGTCAGGGGAAGAAACCTTGTCTTCCTGCGGACGCTTCCATCCATTCTGCTCAGCCAGATGGTAAAGCGTACCAATGCCCCGGCCACCACCTTTTGTAAAGGATAACCAACGCTTATGGCATTCGTTCTCTTTGTATTTGTCACTTTGTTTGGACCATTCATCCCATTGATCAAGCAGGGATTCATCCAACTCATGGAGCGACTGTCCGATCGCAATCCAAATGTCATAGTCATCGACTGCCTCAATGGGGAGTGCCCACATCGCAGCAACTGCCAATTGCATATCCCGTTCCAATCCAATGCGACTGGTGATTGCGAACGAGTTACCGATGATGCGTGAGACTTCTTCAGCAGGACGCCCTTGCTTTGCATTCCTGGTAATGATGCCATTCAATACCCAATCCGGAAGTTCAGGTAATTTGTCTGCCCATTCAAATCCCAAACCTTCGGCAGTGAAATAACCTTGCGTATCTGGATGCGCACCCATCAATACGCCTTGGTGCCGCTTCCACAAGATCTCAAGTTTTTCCATGGACCCCTGCGAGGTCCATGTGTATTTGTTACGAATGAAATGCTTTTGTTTTTCTTTACTTACTTTGTAGAGGCGACGCTCTCGGCCTGCTTTGCCACTGAGGATGGTAAGGGTGGGCGGCAATGCATCGAGTATTGGGAGGTTGGAAATCTGTTCGATGAGTTCATAGACGGATGGTCCGTCAACATCAACCCAAACGAGACCATAAGGATGGTTGTAGGCAGGACCACCAAGTAATCCGATAGCTTTACATTCTCCGTTGATAATTTCATTTTCAATTTCTTCTTTAGTAAACGGTTTGTTCTGCCATCCCATGACGTAAGGATCTTTGTTGGGACCCAGTGGGGTCAAGGGCCAGTCAATGGGAATGAGATCGAGCCGAATTTCGCCCGGTTTTACTGCCTGCTGGTTCATACTCGGCGTCATTTCGTTGGGTAGGTAAGAGAGATTCTAAAGCTGCGATCGGGATATTGATCGTCTTTTACCAAGTTGTAAGCATGTAAATGCATAGGCGTTGGAAGACAAAACAAATCCCCATCCGCCGCATTGGCCATGCGGCTAACAAGGGTATGCATCCATTCGCCCACGCCGATGACGTGGGTGCTCATGTGTTTTTGGCTTGTCTTTTCATCCTACGGCCACCAACCCAGGACGTCTCCTAAGATATCGTTAAATCACTGAGACTTATTGGACTCACTCTGTTTATATTTATTTCTCTTATCCATCCCATTAAATTCATCCATGAGTCTGTTGTAAATCGTTACAGCATCTTCTTTTGTAACAACGGCCCGCTCGCAAGCAATCGTCCATGCCAACCGTTTCCGACACTCCATCTTCTCTTGGGGGTTGTAGGCCATTATTCTAGTAAGGCGCTTGCCTCCCTTTGCATAGATTTAAATTAAATCTGCGTCATATACATTACAGTTTTCAATTTGTTTGTAGTACTCATCTACAATTTTGTACCAATCTTCTCGAAGCATGTTAAGAAAATTCCGAGAGATCTTAAAGACTTGTGTACGTACAGGCGTTGATACCAAGATTGCCGCTTGTTGGACGGTCATACCAAGAGTCTGCTCAATAGCTATGTCGTAGGCAGCGAGCTGCTTACAAGTCTTTTTAAATTTCATATGACCACCAAGCAGGTCTCTCCATTCTTGGGACCCTTTTTCCAAATCTTTAGGCCACTTGCGGCTATAGGGTTTGACACTGGTCTTTAGGTCAGCAAGAGTAAGCTTACCGTTAGCCACAGCAATGATGTCAGGAGCACCAGCCCAGGCACGTCCCTCATCATCGCAACCCCACACACGAGCCACGTCATCAGACCCAATAGTAAAATTAAACTTGTCAAGTACCGGCGATTCCGCCCAAAGGACCTCCTGGAACTGGTCCAATATCGATGGCATTCCCGACCAAAAATCGGAATACTCTTCAGGAATATCCGGAGTTTTATTCCCCTTGAGGTATTGTTCCATGCCATAGTGAATTGCGGTTCCTCGTTCGGCGGCAGCTTCCTTGACACCGGGATTTGCTTTCGACCACATTTCAAGCTTCCGCTTGTTTGCTTCGGAAGCGGTCTCGCCAATGATAGTGGTTACGGAAGGCGCAGGACCAGTGGGTAACGGCGTTGTATAGTGACGTCGACCGTTAAGAGAAATTCTGGCTGCGGTCCTATTCAACGACCGCATGACTTCTGGTTGCTCGTCCTTGGCTTTAATCCAAGGGTCTGACGTATTTAGTCTAGCAACCATTGATGGTTTTGTGTATTACTATTAGTCTAACAGATGAAGGAACCTACTGCCATGGACGGATTCAACTACGCGATTGCTTCAATCCTTGGGGCTATGTTTGTAGTTATTAGCATGGATGCTTACCTGTTTTTCATGGAGGTCGCATCCCGCCAATGAACAAGTTTTTACTTGGTGTTCAGGGGTACTACTCTTGTTTTGGCTGGCTTGTGCCAGCAATTTGGAAATGGTTGTTGCAATTCTTAACTAAGTTTTGTTTTTGGAAAATGACTGCAAATTTAACTCGGTTCTATTTTGACTTCGACGAAGAGTGCCGCACTGGTTGTTTTGTCAACCTGGCATACAAGGACGTGGAGACCGTTGAGGCTGACGAGTACGAAAGGGAGCTACAATCACAGGACGTACCATACACACGCGTAGACCTGTGACCAAGAAGCGTACCTGGGATATTTATTTTGCTCCTCTTAAGGCACAGCTAGGCGCTCGCAAAGAAACCTTTGAAAAAATTTTTGCACACCTTGACTCGTGTGACGAGCCAATCATTGTTGAGACTGGTACGTACCGAGAGGAAAACAACTACACAGGAGATGGCTGCTCAACTTTGTTGTTTGATAACTACATCGACATCCGTGGGAAAGGTCAACTGATTTCAATTGACATTGACCCAAAGGCTTGTGAGCTAGCACGTACATCTACCAAGCATGCAGAAGTTATTGAATCAGATTCTGTCGAAGCTCTTGATACGATGCACGGCCATGTATCTCTCTTGTACTTGGATTCGTACAACATCACAGATTGGAATCATGATTGGGCGCCTGCTTCTCATCATCTAAAAGAATTGTTTGCAGCGTCTGGCCTCTTGGGGCCTAGCACCTTGATTGTGGTGGACGACAACATTAAAGCACCTGACGGTCGCCGCCATGGCAAGGGACGCCTTGTGTATGAGCTGATGGAATCCTTGGGGGTAGAACCGTACTTTGACTCCTATCAGATTGGTTGGATTTGGTGTTAATCTAGTTGTACTACCTAGCAAAGTAATGGCTCTTTCTAATCAAGTTAAAGGATCCTTGGATGAAGCAAGTCGCCATCTGCGCGATGCACTTGCTTTTGCAGCACGCACTGAGCACCCCGTTACTATCAATGCAATTACGGAGTTGATGTGTCGTCTTGATTCACTGGAAAAAATTGACATGATCATTGAGAAGTTTGATACCAATCATGAAGTGCCACATCCCTTCCGAGGCTGAACGCCTCGAAAAATACTTTGCAAGATTAACGAAAGAATTTCCTTACATCAAAAGTAAGGAAATAGAAGAAGCAATAATACGTCCATGTAAGTGGGCTAAAATATTAGAAGAAAGAGTTACGAATCCTGATGTCTCAGGAGAATAAATACACTAAGCCTGAGTTACGCGAACGTATTAAAGATCGCGTGATGGCAGGATCTAAAGGTGGCAAGCCTGGGCAGTGGTCCGCACGTAAGGCTCAGCTTGTTGCAAGTGAGTACAAAGAAGCTGGTGGTGGATATAAAGGTGGCAAAGGCGAGAAACAAAAGTCCTTGGAGAAGTGGGGCGAAGAAAAATGGCAGACCAAAGACGAGTATGAAAAACGTAGTAAAGCTAAGTCTGCTGCCAAGAAGTACAAAGAGAATAAACAATGAACCTAGCTGGTAAGTATTCAACAGGTTATACGCCTGACGCTTTTCCTAATCAAACTTTTATGCAGGAGATTGCAAAACAAAGCGCCAATAATCCTGAGGTAAGAGAAGCGGCATTAAGATATCAATATCCTTTTAAATTAACTGAGCTTATAAATAGTAATTATTCTCAAAGAACAAAAGAAATAATTATGAATGCACTTCAGTTTAAACCTGCTGCCTTAACATGACAGACAAAGCAATTCAAAAAGGTTACACCAAGCGTTACCTCCCAGAGAAAGCGTGGGCATCACTGTCTAAAGAAGAACGTGCGGAGACTGACCAGAAGAAAAGAGCTGGTAGTAGAGAGGGTAAACAGTTTGTACCTAACACTGAACGTGCCAAGAAAGCTGGACGTGCAGCTCGTCGTTACAAAGAAGGTAAGTAACTTTATAATCAAAAGAGTTACTTAACAATCATGGCACAAGCTAAGAAACCTGCAGGCGGCAAAGCAGTTCCTCCCAAGGGTAAAGCCGTACCTCCCAAGGGCAAAGCAGGTGGTACCGACAAGCAAGCTGCTGCACGCGACAAGTTTAAAGAGATGATTGCCAAGAAGAAGGAAGCAGCCGCAAAGAAGAAGAAATGATGGTATCCTGACATACAGAGCAATATCGCTCTGGAGCCAATAGTCGAAAGCTCCTTCACGTTACAGACGTAGTGCTTAGCAACAAGTTGGGTGAGAAGGAAGCTATGATCCCGGTATAACAACCGGGATTTTTTGTGACAACTCTTGTTGCCAACGTACCACCAATCAAAGTATGGGTCCGCAAGGAATATCTGTACGACCTTCAGAAAGGACATGGTGAGTACACACCTGGCTATTGGGTCACCTGTAAATCACTTACGGGTCGAGCACTGTATTTTGAAGCGTACTTGACTGAGTACGGAGCGTTGTATGACAAGCTTCCTATCAGTGCGTTTCTTGCATGGGACTCAGACTATCCAGACAAACCCAAAGAACCTACACCTGACTTGGAGTTGACAGACCTTCAGTTCTGGAATGGGTTTGACCATGGACTTACGATCGTTGAAAAGAATTTAATCTTCAACATGGGTTTTGAAATCCTGACACGAAGCGCAGGTGTAATGAAGGGCACATATTTATTTACCGTAGACAATTATCATCCTCATCGGAACGAACCTGATTTTTACTTTTCGGAGTTTCCTGATGAGCACAAATCCCATAATATTGTGGCTTTGGACAACGGTCAAATTGGCGCTTATCCCAACAATCGGTGTCGCATGGTTGATCCATCATTGAGTTATCACAACCTCAAGACACCAGACTTCAAGGTATCAACACGCTACTTTGATGTGGAACACGCCCCCAAGTGGGGTCGTCTTGGAGAAAACGATGAGTACTTTTGGAGAACACCTAATGAAGATGTATAATAATTGAGTTCCCCCTCTCTTTCCGATGGGGCCGTGGGTGACTCGTTAGGCAGATAGCCTAGAAGGAGAGCCCAAGATAGAGGTGCAGTCACTGTCTGGATACGCCTGGTTAACTCACAGCCCGATTGTCGGTACGCCAGTTACACTGCATCCATCTATTAACAACACCCCTTATGCTTAGCTCCTATACGTAGACCATTTTGTTGACGTCAACAAAATGGTTTTCAGGATGATGCACAAACCAGGGGGTCACTCGGGATGTAGTAGAAAAGTATCACATTGCGTTTGGGACGCAAAGGAGAAGGGGCAGTACCTTCCATCCCGATCACCTGGTCCGAGCTAATTGGATAAGACGGTTACTGCCGCTGCAGGACGATGTAGGTTCGACTCCTACCCAGGTGCTATTAAGAATCTCAATAAACCACGTTTATTGAGAAAACTGATAAATTATATGCACACGTGCACAAAAACTAGACGTGACCTGGGGCACTGCTAAAAAACGTATCGATAAGAATCGAAAAAAGCTTCTGGAGTACAAGAAGACTTTGCAGTGCAAGAAGTGTGGGCTGAATGATCATCGTGTCCTTGAGTTCCACCACATAGGTGACAAGGACAATAACATCTCATCCATGGTTAACCATGGTTACGCTTGGAGCAGGGTTGAGCAAGAGATTGAGAAGTGTATTCCGCTTTGCTGCAACTGCCACAGGCTTGAGCACTGGACTAGTTAACGTCCAACAATACTGCCGGCATTAAAACGATTTAGTAAACCCTGGAATGCGGATCCAGCTTTATCCCACCAAGGACGACCAACTGTTTTGGTTCCTGCTACAGAACCATAAGGTACGTCAACAAGCCTGTTATTTAAAACAGCTTTGCCCATCCGTGGTTGTATAGAAGGAGTTGGCCCTGTGTAGGGAGTAGGTTGTATAGGTTGATTTCTGGTTGGAAAATCTTTACCTGTTTGTGCACGATATGCACGGTTAAGAGCTTTACCAGTTTCAGCTAAACCAACTCCACCAAGAACACCACCAACTGCAGGAAGAACAGTTCCAATTGCAGCAGCAGGTCTTGCGTATCCAGCAGCTTGCAAGGCTTGTAAACCCTTAGCCGTTGCGCCACCTGTAACAGAACCAATAGCAGTGTTTAATGCAGCAGTTGTCCCTGCTTGTTGGTAATCACCACGAGACAAAGCATCAATAACGGCAGGATCCATTGCAGTTAAAACTCCACCTGTAGCTAAACCACCAAGACCCATAGCTCTAACTGGTTTTGCTTGTTCAATTAAAGTTTTAGTTGTTTTGTTTAAGAGTTTATTTGCAGCTTGAGGTCTTAATACATCTCTGTTTATGTTGAATTGGTAACTGCCTTCGATAAAGTCTTCATCAAATAAAGATCCAGGTGATGCCGGAACTACCTTTGATGGGGTTATTTCTTTTAAGGAACTTGCATTGTATCTTGTATTTTCAGGTTGAAATACATTTGTAAATTCATCTACTGTAAAAGGACTATAGGTAGCTTTATCCCCTGGCGGTAAGATGCCAATTTGCCGTAAATCTGTTTTGGCGGCAAAGCGACCAAATGGGCTAGCCATTTGCCCTTGTTCTGGAAACTCCCCTACTCTTGCGCTAACCGCAGCCGTTGGAGGTATTACAGGTTCACCTACATTTGGAATCAAACGCGCGTATTTTTCAGCGGCCTGGCTTGGACTAATGCTTTCAGAGTTAGCTAATTTTTCTAAGTTGGCTCGTAATACAAATCCAGGTTTTTTTCTTGTATAGCGATCACCTTCTACTTGATATTCAAAAGGCAATCCTCGTTCAGCGAGCAGTGCTTGCAAATCTCCTGTTGTTAATTCTCCCCTGGCACCAATTAAATCTTTTCTAAAACTGATGTCTTTATTTGGAGCTATGCCCCAAGAGGGACCTGTACCGGGACCAAGATCTTCGTATTGTTTAAAAGGAACCCTTGGCTCAATGCCTCCTTGTCCTTTTAAAATATCACCTGTATAAAGATACCTTGCTTCGTTTGATGGATCAGCATTTATTCTTGACAAATATATAGAAGGATTTTCTCCTGCTAGTTTTTGTCCAAGACCCCAATTTCCTTCTGCATAACTATATTGAGGATATTTTACATTGCCCCAAATATAACCAGCCGTACCTGGTGTTTTAGAAGTTAATGCTTTAATTTTGTTTTGTAGTTTTGTAACATTAGTTCCGCTGTTTAATTGTTCTTGTTCATATTCAGTTAATGTTTTGCCTAACTTATCTGCTAAGATTTCTGCATAATCTTGTGCAAAACGACCAGGGTTTGGACCAGGCGTTACAGTAATTGCTTGTATATCACCTTCTGGAAAAATTGTTTTATTGCTAATAGCGTTTGCAAAAGAACCTAACTCAGGACTAGGAGCACCTGGACGCCCACTTAAATACTCAGGAAGAGATGATCTACTTCTATAAATTTCTCTTGCACTTAATGGAGAATTTGTTTTGATCTCTTTATCAAAAACTCGACTACTAGCAGTTTTTTCAGTTAATGGAATTACTTCATTAGCTAACATTGGTTGTTTATATGGCAGTGTTCCACCGCGCGTGTAATCAAATAGATTTGAGTCAGCTTGCGGAAACATCCGCATTGCTTCTTGTTGTTTAATTTTTGAAATTGCGTTTGATTGCAACAAGTCTTGAAAGGGAAGCATTGTTGCAGGCCCTATTCCCAATGTGGATAGGGAAGCTCCCATTGCTTGGATAGCCCGAAGTTGTTCTTCGGTTAATTTTTCATTAGCCATCAACCGTTCCGCAAAGTAGCTTTAACAAACCAAGCAGCCTTAAAGGCTTGCCCACACAGCTCAGCCATGTAGTTCTGGATATCAATGGCACCCACCTTGGCAGCAATAGGCTCTAGCTTTTTGGACTTCATGCCTAGCTCCTCCAAGTTCTTGTAGTACGTGGCAAGCATTTCTGTTCCCTTGTAGCTGGTAACATGTTGGATGCCAGGACCAGCATCAGCCAGTCCCCTGGCGCACATGGGCATCAGATAGTCCATGCTGCGGATGAACTCACCTAACGTATCGAACTGTTCCAGATGAGCTTCGTACTGGTCTTTAAGGAACCCATGCACCCCGAGGAAGTTAGGCCCCTCGTAGTTCAGGTGAATGAGATGGGATTGTGTCTCAAGTTCCTTGAGGTAGGAGGAAAGGGAGATACATTGCTGGATGAAGGCCCCGACATCACCATTCTTTGATTTACCAGGAGCCTTGGGCTTTGCTTGAGGTCCTGGAGTCACCCCAGAATTGAGTGGTTCCACCCCCATCTGGGGTGGTTGTTGCGTTTGAGGACCAGGGGTATACATAGCTTTTAATCAATAGTTCTAGTTTATCAAAAACAAATCAACGACTTATCTTGAGATTTCTTCCCAGTCCATGGAAGAAAGGACATCAGAGCCAGCTTGAGCACTGCTGCATACCAAGGTTAATTCTGTTGGAGTACTGGTAAGACCATTGCGTTCTAACTGGAATGAAAACAAAGCTTCTTTCAGAATGTCAACAACGGTTGAACCTTGGTTAGAACCAGTGGCAAAACCACTTGCCAACACACGTCCTGTCCCCATGGTAAAGGAAGTGCCAGTGATGTTGTACTCAACCGAAGAAGTTGCTCCAGTGGTATCCCATGACCCCCCTGTGGTTGTACCACCTGTAATTACTTTCCAGTTGTAGTTTGAATTGTTAGTAATACCCATGATTGATAAGGCGGTCAAGATAACAATTGCATCAAGACGGGTTGATTTAAGACGAATAGAAATAACAGGGTACTCAGTGGAGATGACTGTTAGATCACGTGGTGATGCGATAGGAGTACCAATGGCAGACTGTGCTCCACGTAGTTCGTATCCACCTTCCGATAGGACTGTCGAACAAACTTGCTTTAAAGTACTGTTGCTTGCCGTAGTACCTACATTAGTAATTTCATAACGCAACGGCAAAGATGCCGTTGTTATATAGGTGGACGTAATTAGGTTGGCGTGATGGAATGAATGGCAGTGAATGAATGCACCATTGATTACAAACCCTGCACGCACGGTACCAAGGCCAAGCCATTCGATATCAAACCAAAGGATTTGAGCCTTGGTGAGATCAAGCGTAAAACCTGAGGGTCCGTTGCCATCTAGTTTGTCAATGTTCCAGTTAGCTTGCAGTACACGTGTTTCAGTAACACTTCCAGTTACAGCACTGCGTTCAACAAAGGCAGGCCCCGTGGTACCACTGACCTCTAGGTACACACCATTAGAAGCACCGTAGTAACCAACGCGTTGACGCAAGTTAGTTTTTGGAGCATCCATTACAAAGGTTGACATAGCCAACAAGGATTTCCCTGGTTGATATGAACAGACCTTGTTTGTTTCCCTGATGATCTCGGAACCAGATGTAGTGGTTACGTTGAGTTCAACAAGACCTTGGTTTGCATTGAATGCAGAAGTACCACCGGTACCACTGGACGTAGACCACAAGCCATTGTCGTTGTAACGATGGCTTGAATCAAAGAGAGTTAGAGGTGCTGATACACGTGTACGTCCAAATGCATCCCCTGCCATACCAGCAGGTTGCACGTAAGTACTTGTACCACTTGCCGTTGTAACTTCTAGTGGTTCCCCACTACACGTCTGTACTTTGATAACTTCATAAAGAAGATCTTTACGACGTGGGTCTCTATATAACGGCATGTCATTTAAGCTATATACTCTTTATTATCGCATTGATTTACTGGGAGTTTTTACTTTGTATCATGGCACGCCTCCAATCTGCCCGTAGATGTCCATAGTCCCGAGGCTCGGTAACAAGCGCATCTTCTGCTTCACACATCTCACAAGTTCCCTTATGAAAGGTTGCGCAGTGATGAGGCGGCCCAACGTATGAGCCGCGTTTGTACCACGTGCCATAGGTCTCGCCACAGCTATGGCAGATCCACGAAGGATATTCAGGATCTTTGGAACGCACCATTAGTCTTGTGCAAGGCTGCTATAACGAAGCATGTCCATCAACTCTTTTGATTTTTCATACTCTTTACGAGCAGCCTCTGCGTTTTCGTACGCAGCTTTATAAAAAGCTTTGTACAGATCTTTGCCAGAAAGTTCGTACTGATACTCAGCAAGGGTATCAGCAAAGTGTTCCTGAGCTTTGTTCATCCACATTGCCTTGGCTGCACTATTAACAGCGTCAGCAGTGTCGTGCATGTTTTCACGTGAGTCTTTAGTCACAAGAGGCTCATCCATTTGTGCAACAATGCGATGTTTTTTGTACCAGTCTTGCCAACCCTTGATGGCATCTACGGGTTCATGAGGATGTTCCATCAGTCAAGAATGACGGGTTGCAATTTCTTTTCTTCGTAAAGGCGAATGGCTTCTTGCATTTCAAACCAACGCTCACGAGCAAGAGGACCAGCTTCCCTTATGCAAAAGTCTTGGTACAACCCAGTGTAAAGACTATGCATGGGATGATTCGGATCTTCGCGTCCCGAGCATTTGTACATGTGTTCAAGAAAAGTCTGAGTCTTTTCTTCTTCCTTTGGATCAAACTCAGCAAGGTAATCAGTGTTCATCATCAGTCGTTGAAGTAAAGAGCAGTGTTATCAGAGGTTACACCGGTTACTTGCTCAATGTCAAATAACATGTCATGGATTTCGTCTTGAATAAAATCAGCAATTTCATCCATGGTTTTGCCATTGAATGCGTTGTATGCTACCTCGACATCAACCGCGTATGAGACGGTGAGCTTAGGTACGTAGACAGGTTCCATTGATAAGGGGTATGACAGTCCTAGCTTACCAGATTTATTGGCAGATTAGGAGTTAAAACCGCCAACCATGAACTTGCCGGCAATTTTTTGCACTGGAGCTAAAACTAGATTTTGCACACCTTGAGGAAGATTTTTAGCCATATCCATAATTTGAATAGGTCCCATTCCTTCTGACACATTAAAACGCACAGGAGTAGATGGAGTGCGATCAATAGTAATATCGTCAAAGTCTACAGAGATTTGATTCCGTCCTCGACGTGGAATGTGTTTGGTATATTGTTCACGCATGTCTCCGCCAAGTTGCCATGTAGGCGTTGCATCCAAAGAGCTCCATGCAGTATTGGCATCGTAACGACTAGCCAATCTGCTAGCAGTATTAGCTGCTTTGTCTTGGGGTAATCCAAATACGTCAGGCATTTCAGCTACCTAAAAGACGTTCTAATGAATGGGCTTGATGCTCTTGGTAATAACCAAGACGTTTTTGAATAATGTTGTAGTAATTGATGGCAGCATCTACCATCTCTTCTGCATCCATTGATGCCGCAAGGTTTTCATTAGAAAGCATGGCTGCTGTCAAGATGACAACACCATGCTCCATCTTGGAACCAATCGTTGCGGAAAGAGGAGTTCCATCCTGGGTAAACCCAGCAATTAATTTGTTAAGGACTGGATCACCGCCCATGGAACTCCTACAGCTTTAACTATTGTACTTGCATTTACTTACTTGTTTTTTCTTTTTGCAAGTAGTACCAGTATGCATTGGATGCATTCTGATGAAACCGTTTGCCAACAAGAAGCTTGAGCTTCTTTTGTTCTAGGTCTTCGTATTCATCCATACAATAAGGTGCTACTTCACCACCATCTTTAACCATGTCGATCTGCAACTTGTTCATCTCAAGTTGCAATTCAAAATCCTTGACGGCATGTAGATGACAATCCATCTTGATGCACGCATCTTCAAGATTCGTCGGTGCTGGGATCTTCTCGTAGAAGCTCGTCTGGATACTCGGATGAAACCAATTCCATTCGGGGTTCACTGAAGATTCGTTTGGAACGGACAGAGTACTCTTGGACGACCTTGACTCCTGTTGGAAGTTGCCGACCTTCTTGATAGGCGCTGCGTATGGCATCGAGATTAGGGAGGATTTTAGTGACGGTTTTAGGTTCTGTTCTAGTGGATAGAACTTCTCCTGACATTGATCGTACAACAACTTGTTTTGTTGTTGTGACTTCTTCTTCAATGCAATAATCTGTTCGCTCTTGAGTGTGCCAAAACTCTGGATCCGTGGTAACTTCGACGGTAAGTTCTTTTTTGCGGACAAAGGTGAACTGATAATTGCGACCTGTGATTTTATTCGAGTCCAAAGGAAGGACTCGACGTAAGTAATTTAGCAGGCCTTTCAGCGACCGCAACTGGGATTCGTGGTGACGCTTGGATTGCGTAATGAGATCGCCTTCTTTCTTGATGCGTTCAAGGGCATCCTCATGCGCCGCCATGGCGTAATAGATACGATCAACTTTTTCTGACCGTAAGTCGGCGCAAGACTCAAGCTCTGCTTTAGCCAGTTCTTGGGACTCAGGAGTGAGAAGAGGCAAAGACTTTTCGAGAGCAGCATAATGCTCGTAGAGTTTGATGACAGATAAGTCCTTGAGTTTAGCCTGGGTAACTTGAGTCATGGTTCAGTTGAATTGAAATTGGAATTTGTTGAGTGCGTAGGTCAGCAGAGCTCCGGCTGCTGCCCACAACAAATCTTTGATCACCGGAAGTACGGCGGTAAACAAGGATTCAAACATGGTGTGGTGTTGAGATGGGTGGTCAGTTTTACGTCTTGACCAGGACGGCGTCCCTGCAGGGCGGCGGGTTTAGTCTACCAGGCGATCAGCAATGCCGGTAAGCCCTTTGGTGGTGACCGCAACTAACTCAGCAACGTAGTCGTTCAGTGCTTCGACCTTGGCATTGACAGCCTGGATCTCAGCCAACAGCTCTTCTCTAGAAGGATAGATACCTAGCAGATCAGTATCTTTGAGAGCCTCGGGGTTGTTACTCTTTTGGTAACGACGGCAATCATCATTGGTAGTGTACACAGCTTCTTGGTACATCTCTGAGACAGTTTTGAAGTCGACATTGCCGACCCCTTCGCTGCTCAAAATGTTGCAGGTATCCAAGTAAAGCTTGGCTGCAGCACGAATGTTCTTATGAAAGAACTCGGTGTACTGCTCAGAGCTAAGGCCGTAGGTGTCAATCGACATAACAATCACAAGCTTGTTGGAGTGCATTAATCATAAAGGTTTCTTGGCCTTCTGCGCCAAGATCTGTCCACCATTGAAGATCGGGATCTGTTTCATCCCATTCGATATGAATGGTCATGGAACCATCCTCTTCTTCAATGCATTCAATCTGTAGCTTGTTGATCGAGTCCGGATTCAATATGCCCAATGAGGATGTGTTCTGCATAAGTTTCACAATCAGTTTTGATTTCTGCACCTAGCTTAACAAGACCCCAGTAAGTGTCTTCATCAAGTTCAAGGTGTAGTGAGTACTTGCCGTTGGATAGCATCATTTGTTTTGGAAAAGGTTTGTTGACTAACTCTGTTGCATACTTGCGTAGCTCAGGGTCAATCATTGAATCTTTTGACTCAATTTTGAGTATTGTACTGGGGCATTGAGTACCTAGGTAAACAACGCCATTATCGATTTGAAATGTCATTGTTTTTTGACAGCAGACTTGAGTTGTGGCAATGCAGTACCAGGGAATGGAACGTAGCCAGCCTCCATCATATTGAAAAACAGATCCCATGCATCATGCTGGGTAAAGATATCCTTGGGCTTGTAGGTACGCCAATGACTGAGCGGAGCTTGTGCACCTGAGTTTGTATACAACAATACAAAGCGTCCATCACTGATGTGATCAGCGGGTGGTGCATACCACCAGGCAACACACTTCTCAGGTGTGCCACTGGGACTGGCATTCCGTGCTTCGGTGCGCTTGCACAGCAGTTCCCTGTACTTGTTGAACCAAGTCAGGTGGATGCACCAGGGTTTGAATCCTTGGATCTCGGACGCAAAGTCAGATACGTTGCTGAGCTGACGCTGATACGACCCACACGAACACCAAGGTTCACCCATGACAGGCTCGGAGTCGTCAGCTTCCATGTCACCGTCAATGTCAATGGGCCGATTCGGAAGCCGCAATCCGTCTGGCGCAACCAAATGTCCAATATCCGTTTGATCGGACTGGAGGAGGTGCAAGACTTTGTCGGTGTTTGATACATGTATAAATTTGTCAGCCCAGTGTGCTTGTAGTTTTGCATGGGAGCTCAGGTGTCCGAGTGCGTGTGAGTAGTTCCAGCCCTTAAAAAGAATGTAAGCATTGTTGTGCCATACACTAGGGCCACGATAATTGGGACCAAGATAGGAAAAGAAATCTTTAAGACGGTGGGTGTAGTTGTTAAAGGAAGTCTTGATTAGTTCCCTGTTGTAAGCTTGCTCGCTACCATCGCGACGCACCACAACACAATCATCGCCTCGCAAATAGATGCCACCAATGTCGGTGTCATCAAAGTCTTGAAAGGCACGTGAAAGATTCGTGCGTGTATAGATTGCAGCTTGCGCTGCATTAAGCTCAACTTGTGTTTGCATTTGATTTGAATTGAGTTGGTGTGTTGTACCAGGTGGTTACCCCCTCCAGTACTTGGCTTGCCCTTGGTCAATCAGAGATTGGATGCGAGCACGCTTGGCCATGCGGTACGTTGCCACTATAGCAGCCGCCCAGGAGACTGGGTTAGGCAGAAGGATGGCAGCAGCCGCTGTCACTAATGCAGTTTGAGCACCGACGGTAAGAGCAGCTTTGTCTTCTGGTTTCATGTGTTGAATCCCTAACATAAACAAAAGGTTTAATTAAGTTTACGTTGTAGTTAGAATACTTTGAAACAATTGAATCCCATGTTGCAATTTGAAATGGGTCCAGAAGAAGCCTTCTGGCAAGAGAAGATGATACGTTCCATTAACGAATGCAGTTCAATGAGTGAGCTAAAAGAAATGGCGACCTTACTAACGAAGATCGCCACGATGCGTCAAGTTGCTATTAAAGGATTAGTAAAGGATGCCATGGACTTGATGAGTAATCAAGTTGACCATGACATCTTGAACCGCCTCAAAGGCTAAGATCTTCTCCGGTTAGTTCATTGCGTGCAGGCAATGCTTTCACATCAACTGCATCTGCGATGCGTGAGACGGGAAGAATCTGTACGCCATCTTTGATTCCGTAAGCACCACCAAGACGCTGCGCATCTTGGCGAGAATGTTGATTTATATAGTCTTCAAACATCCCTTGGTACTTCCAAGTCGATTCACGATCTTCATCAGGAATCGAAAGGCGGCCCAATGATGCAACCGCTTCCTCTTGGGAGCTGTAGTCAGGGATGTCAAAAGATTCGATGGCGCAAATCTCTACGTTGTTAGCACCACGCATCTCGTTGGCAAGGACGGGAGTAAACACCGTAGTGGCGTAAAACTTCTCGTTGAATGCCAGCGGTACCTCAGAGTCCAGTGCCTTGCTCAGGCATTTAGACATTTCCTTTTCGTACAGCTTAACCTTGTCGGAAACATCGGTTCCGTTAAGACCCTTGAGTGTTAGCACCATGGGGATCTTATGAGCACGCTTGTTGTCCTGGGTCAGGATATATACAAGGTACTTTGTACGTACACTGTACTTACGCTTGTACATCTCGCCCTTGCTGTTAGCAAGGTCGGATGCAATCTTGTCATTTTCAAACATGGCTTTGACCTCTGGATCTTCAAAGGTGCCAATCGTTTGACGCATCCCAGTTGTCTCTTCCACCATGAGTGGAGAACGCAACAAGATCTGGACGCGAGGTTCCGTGAAGTTAAGTCCCTCTTCAATGGAGGTATTAGGTGCCATACCAAAGGTCTGCTTATAGTTCCAGATGACGGAACCATTGGCAAACTCATCTTCAGTAGCAGTCCATCCGCAGGTATCAAGATCAGACTTGCGGACAAACCAACCACGTACTTTTGATTTGTTTAGTGGTTGAATTGTTACAAGATTCTGGTAGCCAGAAACAAACTCTTTGGCTTGGAAAAGCTTAAAGGAATCAAGTCCCCTGGATGCAAGCGCAGAAGTTTTCTTGGTGGTCATCGAAGAAGTCATGGTTGTTTCGTAGTCAGGAGTAAGCAGTTTAACGTCATGCTCAGGACGAATCATCATTCTGCTTCAGGCTTGTCCCATTTCATTACGTACTGCTGAGTACGTAATGAATCGAAATATGCCTCAGAAGATTCTTTCATGCATTCAAAGATACTGCTTTCCATGTAGCCACAACCCTTGAGAAAATCCACAAGGTGATTGATTACATCGTCAGCAACAAGAGCCTTGAATTCATACAGAAGTTTAGTGTGCTCATCCTCATAGAGGAGAGTGAACTGATCATGCGTCGGTGTCATTGGTTTGTTGTGAGTTAATTAAACGTACTTCGCAAAAAATATTTGCAATCAGATAAGAAGCTTGAGCAAGTTTTAAAACTTGTTCAGCAATGTCTAAATCCTTTTCATTAGCACTGTGCATAATGTTGTATGCACTCTCCATAAAAAATTCGTACGCAATGGCGTCTTCTAAAGAAAGAAGATCTTGTTCTTGTAAATCAAGTTGAAGAGGCATGAGTCAGAACGGAATGAATTCAGGAGTAGGCTCAGGAGCTGGTCCGTACTGACCAGGGAGATCAGGCAGACCTTGGCTCCAGGAATCTTCGGCAGTCTTGCCGCCCCACAGTGTAGCAACATTATCAGAAGAAGCAACCGTCGTCTGGGACGCTACGGGCTTTGGCTCGTTGATGCCAGGCTTTGGCGCCAAGGTCATCTGCACAAGCTGGATCTTGGTCAGTGTTCGGCGTTGTTGTGTTTCTTTATCAGTCCATGCATCGGTAACAAGACGGCCACGAATGGTAAGTCCAGTTCCTTTCCGTGTAAAGTTGACCATCAACTCAGCGTTATTTAACTTGTCATCCTTGCTATTAATTGCATAGAAGTTGAACAAGTCTCCTTGGTTCCGACCAGTATTAACTGAGATGGTTTGATTGGCAATCATCAAACCATCTGGTGTTGTCTTAAACGCACGTGCATCTTCTTGATCGATGTCTTTAATGCAACGACCAGTAAGAATCACATCGTTAAAAATTGGAAACGAATCATTAACAACTGCAATAACACCGCCGTGCAGTGAGTATGCCTTGGCATCAATATCGTAACGGATCTTTGAACCGTGTACATACAAACGAGCACCACGATCAAGGGTCCTGAATTTCTCAGCAGCCTTGCCGTAAACATGAAGCGCAAGAGATGTTGCAGATTTATTTTTTCCTACAGGAGGAAGCATTACCTCTGCAACATAGTTGCTTGATGTGGCAGAAGTATAAACTTCGCGAGGTGTGTCGTTGAGTTGAGCGCAAACTGTAACAAAGTTCATGTGTTCAAACAGTAGGTGATAAGTAGTTTAGCGTCATACTTAGGACGAAGAGCTCAGTGCGTTTGGCTCCAGTTGGATCCTACACGAGAATCTCCCTCAATGTCACAGAGGAATCCAAAGAATTGCTGTGCTTGTGGAAAAGCTGCCAATGCTTGGGCTCTGATCTGTTCAGTGTATTTGGGACTACAAACCAGTTGCACTTCGTCATGAACCATCAAGACTTGTTCCCACTCTGCCCCATGGGGCAGACTGAGGGCAGACTCAATGTTGTCATGAATGTTAATAACAACTTGCTTCATGAGGATTGCGCCTGCTGATTGTAATAAAACATTCAATCCTTTGAATGCCGAACGGCAATAAAGAATACGGCGATCTAATCCAATGAGACAATCATTGTTTGCAATCTGAGATTCAATACGTTCCTTAAGTTCTTTCAAGGCTGGCACCTCAGCCATGAATGAATTAATTGCAGTTCTTCCTAGTTTACGCAGAACTTCTTCATCTTTTTCATTCGGATCCACAATGCTGCCAGCCTTAAGGTGACCAGCGCCATACAACACGGCATACAGTAAACGCTTACTGATGTCCCTGGTAGCAACACCAAAACGCTCTTGGTTGTACACGTGAATGTCAATTGTTGGATCCGTGACCACACGTGCATACTCACCACCGTCATAGATGGCAAGGTAACCAGCAAGACATCGTAGCTCCAATGCTTTGGCATCGATACCAATCATGTCCCATCCTTGTGGTGCATGAAATAATGACCGACATTCTTTGCCGTATGGCGAATAGCCTGCTGGAACCTGACCCATATTTGGGTATCGGTGAGCACAACGACCAGTGACGCAGCCGTTAGTAACAACGTCACCGTGCATACGACTGCTGTCATTATTAACCAGCTTGAGCCAAGCGTTGTTGCCATCTGCAATTTGACCAAGGCGTTTCTTGATGAGCATGTATTCTGCCAGAGGCTTGGCTTCTGGATAAGGCAATGCCTCTAACACTTCATCATTAAGGATTGGATTTCCTTTTTCAGTTGTCTTTTCTGGTTGCCATCCGTACTTAGCCTTGAGTCGATCAGCAATTTGATCACGAGATCCAGGATTGAATTCTTCGTAATGGATTTTTTCAAAAGGTACTCCTTTGACATAGCCACGATTTTTATTGTTGACCTTAGGAGTAAACCAATTACGATGTTCGATTGGCGGAAAGATTTCTTTTAGTTCCGTTTCAAGCTGTGCTTCTCTTGCTCGGAGATTATCCACAAGATCAATAGCTGCATCCACATCAAAAGAAACACCTGCTCTAATTTGTTTATTAATGGCAAGAGCAAAGTCGTGTTCAAGTTTGAGAGCTTGTTCTGGATAGCCTTGGTTGGCGATATGCCTCCAAAGTTTTGAAGTAACCGAGACGTCTTGCTTGCAATAGACAAGCATTTCTTCTGAGTACTCCGAGAAATCTTTGAACTCAATCTTGTTATCGGAGAGGCGGTAACCCCAGGCTTTAAGACCGGCCATCCCGCGGTAGTTCTTCGGAACTTCCGGATAGAGTTGTACGTCAAGGTCGTAGAGTTTTTCTTTGGGCCAAATGAGTCGTGTGCAGATGAGTGTGTCAAGGATGCGTGTTTTGCAGTTGAATGAATGTAGTTTTTGCAGAACCGGTACGTCGTAGAAGATCACATTGTGACCAATGAGTACATCACCGGTTGCCAGATGAGCAAGAGCATCATCAATGCGATCAGGCCCATAAGCAAAAGTTTCTTCTCGGTTGATATCGTAGATAACGATACAAAAAACTTTCGTGACTTTATCGTAGAGGCCATTGGTTTCAATATCAAAGACTAACCAAGATTCATTTTTGGAACCGGGCTTCATCGGAAACCTGGAGCTCATAACAGGAGAGTGTGGGTTCATTGTCCAGGATCCAACTTAGAACTTGATAAGCACCAGCCCGGTAAGGATGGGAGTAAATTCTACTAAGTGAACTAGCAGAATCCAAAGCTAACAGTTCAAACTTGGAGTCGGAACTATTGGCATGGATGGCGTGTGGCACACCATCCACCAACGTACTAATGATGTAAGCCATTGAACAGGATAAGACCAGGCATATAGTACCAGGTCTTATCGTGATAACTACCTTTGTGACTTACCGTAACCTACAAACTTACCTTCTTTCTTCCGTTGCGTTAAGGCTTTCATGGCATCAGATCCAGCCCTCTGGGAACCATGAACCAAGAGTGCGAACGGCTTGTCACCAAGGCAATGGCTGTCGTCATGATCGATCTCTAGCCCACGCTCTTGCGCTTCCTCTTCTGTGTAGACCACATGAGCAATGCGCTGGAACACTTCAGGGTACTTGGGGATCAGGTAGTCGAGTGTTCCACCTTGCGACGCAGTGAGATAAAAGTTAGATGGGATGATGTCCTTGAGGTTCAGCCACATTCCAAGCGACTTGGTGTATGCGTAGAAGGTTTGCTTAGGACGCTCTTGTGCGACCATGATCCAAGCACGCATGTAGTTCTCAGTCCAGAAATCGCCTGACTCATGGATCCGAAGCAGCTTCTTCAATGGCTGCATTGAGAGTGATAGGTCGATCAGATCACGCAAAAGCATGGCTTGATTCCCATTCATATGCATGGTCTCACGCAGCAGATCCCAGTTGTGCCAACGAGCTTCACGTACGGTTGGCCTGGTCTCTGCCATAGCAGCAAAGCAACGATACTCATCTGCTTCTGTGCCAGTGAACTGAGGTAGGTCCATGATCTTGCCAGTGACACGATCAGCCATGGTCTTACAGACACCAGCGTGTGGACATGCATAGCCCGCTGGGATGTTGAAGATCAGACGATTCTTGAGCTTGCCGTTACCTGTGGAAAACTTGAGGAGTTTCATGGTGTTGAGTTGAGTTGAATGATAAGGAAAACTGATGAGTAGTTTTAGGACGTGCTCAGGTCCATTTTCCCGTTCGGGAGTATTAGTGAAGGTGCTTACTCGCTCAGGAAACAAACAACCTGGGCAGGCACTTTGTCATACAGTTTCTGGCAGCCCTGCCATTTTTGAGGCAGCCACCAGATACCAAGAGCAATAAAGACAATCAAAACCAAGACTATTGCGCCGAGCGTTGTGTAGTCGTCGAGTGATTTCATGGGTGATTAGGAGAAGCGACTATTGGAACTGGCGGCGATAGTCTTCAAACCACTCTTTGCCCATTAGATTGACAAGATCTGCGTGGGTAAGTTTGCGAATTTCTTCAAGGCAGGCTTTGAAACGGCGCTCGTTTTCATCCTCACTGACCTTTTCTTTTTTTTCTTTTAAAAGAAGCCTTTTTAGATAGATTTTTTCATCCGCATGTAGATCCTCAAAAAGTTCTTTAATTGAGTCAAAAGATTTGTACTCCATTTCGTTGGGATCCGTGAAAGATTGCTGGAATTCTTCCCAATTTTTGTCTAACTGTTTTTCGGCCCAGCCCCAAGCGCCATGCTCCATGCCATCAATGCCAGCAGTTTCAATCTCTTGTTTAACGATGAAGCGGAGCATTTCAATTTGTCTTTTGTTCATGGAGGATTAGTGGTAATGGCTAGTTAGTTTACTTGAGCAGAGCCCTTGAACTTTTCTCTTGATAATCTTAAAACAATTTGGTCACCAGAGTCTGGGGTATCATCTGGCCCCTGATGGACCAGGATCTCCCATATGTTTTGGTTAATCTTCATAATTGAGTTACAATAACGAATCATCAAGAGTTCTTTGTCTTGCCCTGGTTTGTAAGACAAAACTTTTTTGTGTATGCCAAATGGCTCATCCTGATTGTCTTTGGTGTAGGAAGCAACCCAATAACTAGATGAACGTGTGCGTTGTTTGGTGGAGCTAAATCCTTTCATTGCAGATTACTTTGCTTTGCCTCAAGCTCTTTAATACGTTTGTCCATTTGCCATAGCAAGATCATCAATGATTCCGTATCAAGTTGAGAAGCGTAGCTTCCTTGCCAGTATGTAAACTGTTGGACAAATGAGTAGTAATCATCTGGAAGATCAGATTCATCTGTGACACGAGCCAAAAGAAAAGACATTGTTAGTCTGCAAGTTGTTTTAAAAGTACATACATATTTTTATCTTCTGTACATTTAGCAAGACCAGAGAGAACAACGTAGGCTACCCACCCTGGAAACAATAACAGGCTAAGACAGACAAGGCATGGTGGAACTTAGCACACCGTCCATGGCTTTGCCTGACCTACCGTAACATCTGCTACTTTCCTTACGTCACTGGAGGACAAATCAAATGAACAAGGCACTGATCGTTTACCTGGTGGACAAAAAGAAAAAGCTGGCACGCAAGGATGTGGAGTCCAAGCATGCCGTCACAGAACTGAAGAAGCAAAGTGCTGCAACCTTTTAGTAAAGGTGACTACTGGGCTTCAAGCTCGTCAGCAATGGCAAGGAGTTGGATGCGAATAGTCTGGCACTGGCTCCACTTTACATGAGAGATAAAACTTCCCATGTGCGGCGAGCTTGCTGGCTCTTGTTGATCCGGCACGACTTGATCCGCAACAGCTCGCAAGGCTAAAGCAAGATTGCTAGTATCCATATCATCTGGATACATACCAAGTGGCCAGAATGCATCGAATACTGTTTGAGTAACAGTGGAACAATTAACAAGTTGTTGTCGTGTCATAGGTGATTAGTGGTAATAGTTAATTAGGTTGAGGTGTTTTGATATGGAGGCATGAGGTCTCCATTCTCATCAATGATGCCAGCCCCCATAAGGAACTGGCGTGCTTGCTCTGGTTCTTTATACCTCTCAATCAGATCATTGATCTGTTGAGAACACAGCCTCTCCGATGATTGGGAATTCTTTGCAGAAGATTCCTTTAATTGTTTCTGCAATTTCTCTGTGTTCGAGTTGGGTTGATTCATGAGTCCTCAGTTGTAGATAATGGATCCAAGATCTGATAGTGCCATTCATGAAGAGACGGGTCTGTGTTGAAAGTGGCAGGATGGACCTGGCACATTCTTTTGCAACGCCGCTGCTAACCATCTCGCGGTAGAGATGTTCAGCGTCTTCATACAACTTGCTAATGCGGCGGTAATAACCACTGATTGCATCAGCAGACAAATCATCAATACTGTTTTGACGATTCTTAAAGTCTTGTCGACGCAGATGAGGAATAATAGCTGAGCCAAGTTCACTGGTATCTGCGTAACGTTGACTGAATTCCTGGAATGAGAAGGAACGATGCCTAAGGATCTGCGGTGAGATTGCACGTGTTGTGTTGATTTCAACACAGAGATTGGCCATCTCGTACGGTGACCAGTGCTGATGTTTAATCAGATAACGCAACAACTTGGGTGCGGTATCCATGTTGTCTTGGTTCTTTGGTGCAGAGACGCGTGCCATGCGCGTGATCATTTCCTCTGCATTGGGCGTTGCCCAAACAAGTTGTACGTTCATGAGCACTTAAGGAAGTAATGCCAGCGAGATGTGGGATCAGTGTAACGGATTACTGAACAACCTTCGTACTGATCAATGACTTCAAACTTAGAGTTGTTCTTAGGTTCATCAGGTGACAAAAAGATTGCAGCGATTAAACCAGTAGCTGCAAAGGCAAGGATTGTTGTACAGCAACCACGTATAAAGTGGATTTGGTTTTCAGTCATCGAGTTGCTCTAAGGCGCGGCGGATTAGGGCATGTTGATCAGCGTTAAGCATTGTCATCACAATGGGATAGTCAGGCCCAGGTGCAGATGTCAAAGCTTCCAGTGCCTGTTTCTTCAAGCTCGGCGCCTTGGGGCGGCGGACAAGACGAAGATCATGGGCATAAACAAATTTGTTTTGAAAGGAGTCAATCCACTCACAGCACGCCTCCAGCTCCTGGTCCGCGCCCCATTGGGCAGCTTGGGCAGCGAGGTCTACATGGGAGATTCCACCGCCAAAGTAAGCGTCTACCCACTGCTGCACCAGTTCAGGCGGTGGGGTGATTGGGTGTTCTTGTGTCATGTCATTCGCCAGGGACAAGGACTTCTTTGGTCAGACGTTCTAGCGCTGACACAGGACAGATGCGTGCAGTGGCATGTTCAGTTGGGCTAGGTAAATGATCCCAACGAACAAGCAAGAACTTTTGGGTGGCACCACGTGAGTTGTTCTTGTAGTTGATACCAACTACTTCACCATACCGCTGGCTCCTGTATTGAGAGATACGTTCTCTTGTTTGTTGGTTGTTTGTGTAGATCCCATGGGGTTTGGGACGTTCAGCAACACGGTCACCAATCTTGTAATCAAATTGTCGCTTGGTTGTCATTGTAGTAATTAGTTGTTGTCGGGAAGTTGTTCAAGGGCACGACGAAGGGTGTCCCAATCTTTGGGCGACGGTCGCCAACCATCTTCGTGCTGCTCGACAAGAGCAAGCGCCTGTTCCTTGAGGCTCGGCGGCTGAGGACGGCGTGCGGCGCGGAGTTTGTAAGTGTCTACATTGAGATCAGGATCCTGTAACCACTCACAGCACGCCTCCAGCTCAGCGTCTGCTCCTGCTCTGTAAATATCTTCAAACATTGCATAGAGTGGTCTCCCTGCTTCAAACTGTTCTGACCACCTCTGGAATAGCTTCGGTAGTGGGGTGATCGGGTGTTGTTGTGTCATTTGATGTTGGTGTAAGTTTTGTAGTTGACAATACGTGAGATTGTACTGCGAGCAGTGTCATAGCGTATTGCTATCTGACCATTGCTCAATCCTTTCTGATGTAGATGACGAATCATCAACACATCATTGTCAGTCAAGAAAGAGTTTCCATTCCTGGTACCAATAGGTTTGTAGGCTTTTAATGGAATTGGTTTAGCAACTTCGTACCGTTCAACAGTACGGAACTTGCAACCACAATCAAGACAACGACAATAGCGTTTGGTTACATCAGGTCCCAGATGTTCAGTACAAGTAACGCGTGTGTTACTGCTGTTGCATTGTCTGCAATTCATCTTCAGTAAGATTCAATGAGCTAAGTAGTTCGAGGCAATTGAATGCACCCATGATACTGAATGCATCAACAATAAGATCTTGTTTTAAAGCAGGAAGTTGATAGTAGTCATACAGAATCTCTTCTGCACGATCGAAGCCATCATAAGTACCTGTCAACTTCTCAAGTGCAAAGCCAGGCATGTTATCAACTAAGGCTGTAATAATTGCTTGTCTCACTTGAGTCCAGGCTTGCTCTGGTATCAGTGCAATGGTTTGGTCAACAAGGTCAAGATCAATAGAATCGTTTGTCATGAAGGAAGGCCCCCGCTTACGCAGGGGCTGAGTAGTCCTTGGCTAGATGATCTTACACAGTTATCGCAGTGGTGTCTACCACTCCATCGCCTCCATCTGTGTTCATGTTCTGTAACATTTGTTCCAGGATCTGAGCTTGTGCCTGTGCCTGGGCCATGAAGTGAGCAGCACGCTCTGCTGACATGACATGGCAACGACCATTGGGTTCAATGTAAAGCCAACTGCCATCAGGCTGCTGCTTGCCTTGGAGCGCTAGACGTTCTGAGTTGCGTGTGTACTTGAGTTCAACGTTGTGATAGTCACGCAACCCCTGGTCGTCAGTCCAGGTAGCACCAACGTGATAGCCCCTGTCCTCAGCACTGAAGGCATGGAACTCAGGAATAAGGCACTTGATCGAACGAATGATGTCCATTGGTGTAGTGTGTTGAGTTGGTAGCCGACCCCGGATTCGAACCGGGACTGTAGCGATTTTAAGTCGCTTGCCTCTGCCGTTGGGCTAGTCGGCCTCACTTGGGCTTACGTCAATTGAATCTGACTGCCAAGTGTGATCTTGAGGCAGGACTTCCATTCCGTAAGTCCAGCTATCGTAGTCATCCTCATTGCGAGGATCTTCTTCAATCAAGATGTACTGCGGTGAGTTGTCCGTAATGTACTCACCAATGTTGGCCATGGCCATGGCAAGTAGTTGGTCATCGGTGTAGTCCATAGGTAAAGAGGCATCCCATTTACGAGGATAGGATGCCCCTGCTGTGGCTTCAGCTCTTAGAGCTTAGCTCAGATTCACGCAATTGCAAGACCTCACGGAAGGCTTCCGTGTAATCGTTGCGTTCTATTGAGTCAAGACTGCGATTGCCAACGCCAGCAATCTGCTTGACTGACATCATACCCTGGTCCACAACCAATTGAATTGTGAAGGTGGGCTTGTTATCAATCATACATAACACAATGAAGTGCTTACGTTTCTTGATGTCATCCGCATAGTGGGATGCAGAGCCAACGCAGTTGCGTACGGCTTGCCCCCACATGGATAGTTGATGTGTGTCAACAGGCTGAAAGAATGTCCATACCCTATCAAGACGTGTGACTTTGATGGGTTCAGGAAATAGATCTTGACGTAGGGACTCCTTTGGATTCTGGATCTTCCATGCTTCGGATTGTACGTAGTCATGGAACTCGGTCAGACGCCAACGCTTCGGTGGCTCCAATGTATTACCAACATGAAGGATCTTAAGCATCATGGAGAATGTATCGTTGAGTTCACCAAAGCGTTGACGCTGGTACCCAACATCGCTGTCAACCCAGCGACCATTGTATTCAGTAAGTTGTTTGTCCAAGTACTTACGCATGATTGTAAACAGTGATGCAATAGGCATGTGCTCACGTAACCAGTCGATTAAACAAGGCTCTTGTGTAGCCCCACTGCGTAGACGCACTTCAGTCAAGCGAAGATACTTAAGTTCTTTGAAATAAGTCTGATAGTAATCAATAGGGCAGTCTGGCCAGATGGAATCAATCCACTCGATTGAGTTAAGGATCTGCACAAAAGTTGCAAAGCCTTGCCTAATAGGTTGCTGGTGTTTGTTATTGGGATCATTATATGCATCAATGCTACGGTTTAACTCTGCTTGCAATAGTTTCTTGATGGCAGGTTTAGTAACAATGTGCTGAATCTTTGTGACAACAGAATACGTTAATGAGCTATAGCCGTGTTCTTCTTTGAATGCAAGTGAAGCAGCAATGAAGTTATCAACAGTCAAGCCTTGAGTTTCATCAAGATGCTTTGACATCATTGACGGTATGTTTGCTGCATCAAAGATATTCTTGCAGCGTATGCGATCAAACAATCCACGGGAATCTTCCCATGTTGGGAGATTTTCCCGCAGGCTGTTATCAAATTCATTAACAACAGTATCACGAATTGTATAACCCTTCTGGCAGTAAAGGTTACCTGCTCGCCATGGATAACTACGCCAGCTATCGTAATCTTTTTCGCGGATATCTTCTATGGTTGCTGTATTGGTGTAGACAAAGAGTTGTGAGCCACGACCAATGTCGTGGACAACGCAATCATCTTTGCTATTCCATATCCAATTTGGTGCAGTCTTCTGTGTAGCTGATGTGTTCTTGAATGCATACGCATGACCGTACACATACTGATCCTTCTCTTGCTTAGAAGGTAACCATGCTGCATACCACACCTGTTCGTAGTGATACAGGATGGCAATGACCTTGAGCCTAGCCTGTGGTGTTGCTACATCTACAGGTGTAGTAAAGACTTGATAACGCTGTGGTGCTGGACGCTGATTGATCTGAGCAATTGCATCTTGCTGATCGGCTTCACGCACAATGTGTGTTGGTATCAAGCAAGGAATCTTGCCAAGTGGATACGTCGGTTTCTTGGCTTCTGGTTTGTTGGCTTGCTTAGCCAAAGCCTTGAGCTTTGGATCATAAGCCAAGAGTTCAGTCTGAAGATTGGAAGGCAGAGCGAATTGCATGGTGTAGTGTAGGTAAGTGGAATGGACAGTTTAGCGTCATGTCCAGGACGGTTGATTAATTACAAGACATCTTTTCTTCGTATTCTTTACGGAACTGTGCAAGCCATTCCATTAAATCAATAACACGTACTACCTGTTGGCCATCTTCTGCCCCACCAGCTACGCGCCAATGAACAGGTGCCGTGTCTTGGATGGCTGTTTCCAAAGCATTGGTAGCACCCCAGATTGCGCCCCACATTGAAGCTTTAGTTGCAATATACAGCGGTTGCGTGTCATCTGTTTGGTTATCGTCATACCAATGTGTCATCCAATCATTGACAAGATCTAAAGGAGGTGTTGGAGAATTGATTTCCATTGGGTTAAATGAGTAAGTAGAATAGGCAGTTTAACGTCATGCCCAGGACGGTTAATTAGCGGATGTCTTTCAACTGATCAAGAAGTTCTTCGTCAGTCTCATCACCAGGCCATGTGCCGATGCACTGCTCCAGTATGTAATCACCGGTCAGTATTATGACTGGCATGCGTTTAGCAAAGCCAGTTGCCAGATACACTCGACCCTTGGGACCACGCAGTACAAAATAAAACTTTTTAAACTCAATGGAAAATCCAATCATTGACATTCTGCTAATGTGTTAATAAAAGCATAATCACCAAAAAGCTTTATAGCCTCATGGTTATAAGCTATTGCAGCATCTTCTTCATTTATGTATTTACCAATGTAAATAATTTCATTGTTAAATCCTATTCGTGCTTCCCATCGTTTGTCTTTTGCATGCCATGAAACGCCTTTGTATTTAGAAGAAGAACCAATACAAGATCTACGATTAAAATGATTTTGCTGATGGGTTGCCAAGCGAAGTTCTCCTGTATTATCATCATGAATCTTATGATCTACTTGATAATAATCCGGATCTAAATTGTTTTGAAGATAAAAAATTATTCGATGATTGTAGTATTTAATTCGTTTGTAATGTAAATTATATTTACCATTAGAACATTTTGATCCAGCTGGATCTCCAACTTTGCACCTGTTATTGTTTGGTACTAGCTTGATCCAACGTAATCCATGTGGAATTGTTAAATCAACTTTTAAGTATTCAACAATTTCTTCTGGGATAGGTTTGTGTTTCATTTTAAGTACCAGCGTTTGAATTCAATTGAGAAACCAATCATGAATCTAGATCGTAGTCAGAGTTGTCAACAAGTTGCCAGTGAGGATCGAGCTGATCAAGATAGCTGCAGAAGCCATCTTCGTCAAGAGGAATCGGTTCCTCTGGATCCAACTCAATAGTTGTTGTGCACAGTGCAGGAGCCCACTCTTCAGGCTCGAAGCGAGTCGCCCGATAGAGTAGGCGCATGTCGTCAACAACTGCTGTAACTGTGACATGAGTGTCAGTGAATGATGTGTGTTCGATAGCAAGGACAGTCATCAGTCAGGCTCCACGAATGAAACGGTGGTTGAGATGTAGCAGTTGTAACGAGTCCACATCTTTGCAGTTGTGTACTCGCTAACAAAACGATCGCGATCAAAATGATTATTATGGGCACGCTCCATTGCGCAGCGTGCAACATTGATGCGATCAAACAAGCTGAGGTTTGTGTTTGTGGTAGCCATGGTTGAATTGAATTGAGTTGGTGGACAAGACCTGGGACTTACACCGTAAGGATGCCCAGATCTTTAGATTAACTTATGGGAAATCAGGTGTATCAATACGTTGCTTACGCCACTCAGCACGCTTTGCTTTTGTGTAATACAAAGGTGCTACTTGTTCTTGTACTGATTCCAATATAGATACAATGTCTTCCATGGATTCAGTGTACTGATCAATTTGTTTCTCAAGGCCATCATCCTTTAATCTAATGAGATCAAACCGCAACTTCTTATAGAAATCAGTGCGTGCTCTGAGCATGTTAATCAATGCCCACCATTGATCTTCAGTCAGATCAAGAGTAATAGTTCTAGGACCAGTAGGGAAGTGAGGATTGAGTGCTTGTTTCTTAGGCATGGTGTTATGTTGAGATGGAAGTTGGATGTGGGACTTACACCGTAAGGATGCCCAGATCTTTAGATTAACTTAATGTTTGGAATGCTCAAGCCTGTGCCAGGGATACTGACTGATCCTTTGACGCCATTGGGACTGGCGTTGACAGTCAGTTGGAATGGACCAAGCTTGATCTGTTTACTTACTGACTTGATACCATGTTCAGTGATGTTCACACCATGAATGGTGCGATCAAAACTAATGGGAGATTTCTTAGTCACTTGAGATCCTCCGGCATGAGTGCCATGGCATCATCGTCATCCATATTTGTCATTACAAATTTCTCTCCATTGGGAGCAATGAAGCCCCCAATGAAACCAATGCCATGTCTCTCGGCTGATTCCTTCATCTTCGCTACAAGCTGCATGGCCTGCAAGCGTTGCATGTCAAGAGAGTCGGGAATGCGAGGAGTGTTGGAGGATGTCATTTGAATTGAGTTGATTAACTAGGTCAGTCTACCAGGGCAGTCAAGGTAAAGGCCGTGCATCAGGGATACTGATACACGGCCAGTACTTATGTACTACCTGGTGTTATGAATGCATGGCAAGGTGTTCTTTCCATGCAGCAGTGTGCATCTCATCCATAGTCATGGGTGGTTCTCCAGATTCGTTAGGTGTTGGATCGTAGTCGATCTCATCTTCCAGCATTCCGATCACCTCATCGATAACGTTACGCATGTGTGGATCAAGATGCTCGTCCATTTGATGACGTTTATCTTCGCGAGCACAAATGGCTTTGAGTGCATCAAGTACTAGCTGCAATTGGTGGTACTCGTTCTTGGTCCAGGTGAGTTCAGGATACTTCTTGGTTTGTTCCATGGTTGAGTTGAAGGTGAGGTTGGTGTAACTCTGGGACTTACACCATGTGGATGCCCAGGTATTAATTAGTAGTCACGGAAGATTACACCAAAGTACTTAGCACTTTGGTGATCAACATCTTGTTCTTCTTCTTCTTCAAAACTAATTCCAGGTAATTCTTCATAAGTTTTCTCGTTAAACAAACGAAAGTTAAACTCAACTCCGTCAGTAATCGATTCGACATTGTTTGCTTCGGAAGAATCGCAAACGCAAATGTCAAAGTCTCCGTATTTGTTCTGTGCTTTAAGTAGTTGATCAATCAGTTTGGAAACAAGCATGGTTGTTGTGAGTAAGTGGAGATGCCCTGGGACTTACACCACACTAAATGTGTGGATGCCCAGGCTTAAACTTAGATGAGATCTGAGTTTGTACTTATGTTAATTGCTGGTAGGTATGCGGTTGGTGGTAGTCCATTCCTTGAGGGATGGAAGCAAGAGTACATGAAAGCACAAGGTTCCATGCCACCACCTGAAAAGGTGATGGACTTCTTGACATCTGTGATACGGAATGAAAGTATTCCAATGCAAAACAAACAAGCAGAGATAAGAATGCTAGATCAGATGCGTAGGTTTGGACCTGAGGTGAGGTCTGTGGTTGGGTGAGGATGGGTAAAAGGATGAATACCGTGTTATAGAAGGGTGAATACCGTCTTATTATCTTAGATATAGGGTTTCATACGTTGTTAAAAAAGTGTATTAAACCTGGTACCTAAGGGATGAATACCAGCTTATCCATACAGCTTTCTAGAAGAGTATGAAACCCTATAGAGGGTTAGATAAGACTGTATTCACTGTTGAATAAGATGGTATTGACGGTTTCCCCCGTCTTCCCCATGTACATGTGTACTATCCCTTGGTATAAGAGGAGATATTTTTGGTACGTGTGTACTAGATATAGATAGGAATGAAGGATATCCCTGGTACATACCCACTAGTTAGAGGTACATACCAGGGATGGGTAGGTATTAATACTTAATATTGTTTGGCAACAAAGAATTGCCAATACATGCCAATACTTCGATTACTCGGGATAATCTATTCGCCATTCGCAAATAGCGAATGATATAACGCTAGTGTTATACGACGTAGCTTATTGCTCCTTGGGTGCAAGCATGATCCATGCTGTGTAGTTAGCACTGCTTCTGTCTACACGTATCAATCCGTATTCTTCCAGTCGCACCAAGGCCTGGAGATATTGCTCAAGCCTTGAGCTTTGCGATGGAAGTTTAGGTACGAAGCATGGTGTGTTCCCATACTTCTTCTTGTGATTTAGGTAGTACGCATAGAGATTGCGTTGGTTGATACTGAGTGCAGGTGTTGCAGTTGCTTGCATTGATCAGCAGTAGTACGGACGGGATTCAGGGTAAGCCTTAGCTAGTTCGTTGGAGAAACAGATGTCGATGTTGGATCGAGTTGTTGTATCTCCAAGAGATGGCTGCCCTTCGATCTCGTACTCTTCGAAGTACTTGACGTAGACCCGGACCGCTTGCCTCTTGGAGAAGATGCAGTGGCTGACGAGAGGTTCCCCTTGGGTGTAGTACCAACCTCCTTCTTCGGGTCCACCGTACCTGAGGTAGGTTTCGTGGACCGTGACGACCGTTGGGTCTTTGTGCTCGAAGTACTTGTGCACGTTGTAGGCATTGATTGCGAAGCGTGCTTTGTAGGACTTGGGGTAGAACTTCTTGAGTGCTGAGATGTAAGACATGATGCAAACTCCGTGATGATGATTGAAATGATTGCGATCAGGATGACGATGATGTCACCGTCCTCCCATGCTTGACGCAGTGTGTACTTAGTCATTGATTACGTACCTCTCGTTGTAATGGTCACAAGCATTTCGTTCGGCGCTTGAAATTTCTTCAATGCCGTCCCATTCAAATTCCTCTGATTCACGCATGGCTTGCTCTTGTTCATATGCCATGTCAGCCATGGCATCAAGCAAGTCAGCGTTGCGTTGCTCGTCAATAAAGTTAGGGTCTCTCATGGTTTGAGTTAAGTAAGTAGACAGTAAAGCCTGGGACTTACACACCGTACTTACGTCGGTGCTGCCCAGTGATCAGAAGGTATTGGCCACCTTTGTTGCTAAGGAATCAACAAAGGTTGGACCATCTTCTTGGAATGCGAGCATGTATTGTTCACGCTCATCCTCATCCATCAGTGCACCCAGAGTGTGGTGTGCATGATAGAAGGCTAGTGCGTTGACGATGGCATACTTCTCATCAACGTTGATGATGAGGTGATACCGCTTGTTGTCTTCAGTCTGCTCCATGAGTGCGCCCATGTTGAGTTGAGGTAGGTGGACAGTTGAGCATGGGACTTACACAACTCTTGCTAAAATTCTCAATAGTGGATGCCCATGTGTTGACTACTTCATGTACAGATATGAGCCAGCCCAATCAGCATCTTGGATGCAGGTGGCAAACGATACGTCGTCCATGAGGTTGTAGCGTACGTGCTTAGCTGGTGACGCCCAGCTTGCTGGTTTGTAGACAGCGCCAGATTGACGGTCAATAAATGCATGGACTGATGCACCAGTCTTGCCGTCAATAGCTGAACGCTTGACGTCACGTTGAATAAGTTTGTAGTACTTGGTACCTTTAACAATGTCAAAGGTAATGCCGCCATCTCCATAGCGCTTAGCGTAGCTAGCAAGGAGCTTGTCGATGAGGCAATTGATGCGAGCTTCAAGTACTTGGATGTGCTCGGCTAGTTGTGTCGTCATGGTTTGAGTTGAGTTGAGTAATGAATTGACTAGGACTTACACCACACATGGTGTGGATGCCTAGTGTTATTAACGAGTGAGCCTATTAGTAAAGTTATATCTATAGCCGCTGTCGTATGCAGGTTCCTTATAGGTTACGTTGTTAGCAATCTTACAGATCGCTGACTCACCAATGTGATAGTCCTTGGCAATAGATAGTGCAGTCTCACCTTGTGCTTTGCGCATACGAATATCTTCTACTTGATTATCGCTGAGGAAATTACTGCGACGACCACGTTTGATTGGGTCTTTCTCGATCGGAGGACGACGCCTCACTCGACGCAATACAATTGTCATGTAACGAGGATTGCAGTTGACAATGCTACCGATTGAGTCGTAGTCATATCCCTGGCACCTGAGTTGCCAGATCCGATCTTCCTTGACGATAGATACTCGATTGCGCATGGGGATTGATGAGTTGGTTGGTTGACTGGGACTTATATCCTCATGGAGGAAGGCCCAGGGTATGGCTAGCTAGTAGCCCATGACGTACGGTTTGGATGCGTTGATGCCCTGTGGGCCAAGCATCGTGTACTTACTGGCTAGTGCTGCGATGGTGCTAATGCTAGCGGCAAGTATGAGTGCAGCCACCACAGCTTTCAATAGATGGTTGGACTTATGAGTCTCACCATAAGAATCCATCTGGATAAAACCGTTACGCATGCGATAGATCGTCTTCATGTCAAACGGTCTCCAGGATATAGCGACAGCAAATGTAGTCTTCATCTGGTAGCTGAACAGGGTTACCTTGTTCGTGCGAACCGTAGGTATCTACCCATCGCTCGTCAATTAGTACATCGAGACACTCAAGGAATGCATCAATGTACTCACGAGCTTGGGATGTTGTCGCTACCCAATGGAGATAGACGATGTTGTCATCGAACTCCAGGTAGTAATGCTCTATCTTGAACACTGCAATTGCAGAGTCAAGTTCTTCTTTGCCAACTGTTAGTGACATGTTAAATGCAATGGAATGGAATCCAGGATGTTGAGTCCTGGTGGGAAGGGCCGAAGCCCCTCCAATCAGGAGTCAGTCCTCATGCCTGCGTTCCCAACGAAGCAGATCCCTGTTGAGATCTACCTTACGTTGAAGTACAACGCAGAACGGCATAAGGTCTTGGTACTCACGCATGCCATCCTGCCATTGGAAGAAGATCTCGAGAGCAGCTTGACGCTGTTCTTCAAGTTCTTGATCAATGACAGGGGCATCTCTTCTGGCAAGCAGGCGAGCATCCTGCGTGAG